CTTGATGGACAGGAAGGATCTTATTATACTGGTTATACAGATACCGCAATTGCTAACCTTATTGATTCATCACCTGGTACTCTTAATACTCTTAATGAGTTAGCAGCGGCTCTTGGTGATGATGCAAGTTTCTCTACAACAGTAACTAATAGTATCGCTACTAAGTTACCAAAATCTGGTGGACAGATGACAGGGAACATAACGTTCTCTGGGTCCCAAACAGTAGATGGTAGAGATCTTTCTGTTGATGGTTCTAAGCTAGACGGCATTGAGACTGGTGCTACAGCAGACCAAACTGCATCAGAAATCCTTACGGCTATTAAAACAGTTGATGGGTCGGGTTCAGGACTAGATGCTAATCTACTTGATGGGATTAATAGCGGTAGTTTCTTAAGATCTGATGCTGATGACACGGCAACAGGAACCCTTACATTTGATGGTCGAGTAAACATTAGAGGTCACATAGACCTATCTGATGGAGAAAACCTAGACTTTGGAAGTAGTGATGATGTAAGAATAAACTATAATTCCAATAACTGGTTATATTGTGATTTTAGGACTGGTAACGGCATTGCTTTTAGGGATAATGGCGTAGACACAACTATATTAACAGACTCAGGAGTTTTCAGACCACAAGTTAACGGCACAGGGTCTCTTGGTACTAGTAGTATAAAATGGGGTAATGTTCATGCAACTACATTTACTGGAGCTTTGACTGGAAATGCTACTACTTCTACTAGAGCTACAACTGCTAGTAGACTATCTCCACTGTCTGATGGTAGTTCGACAGTTTCAGTTCAAGGCATGTATACCCAGTGGAATCGCGCTTCTGGAACTGGATCATCTTATTTCATCAACCAAAAAGGCACTGGAGGAGGTGGTTGGAGATTTCTATCTACAACTACATCAAATGTGGATACTGCTGTCCTATTAATAGAAGAGGATGGTCGCGTCACAATCCAAGGTTCTGATAAAACTGTTGTTGCAGATACATTTACTGGCACGGCATCTGGAAACCTTCCACTAACTGGGGGAACGTTAACAGGTGATCTCACTACGACTGGTGCGTTAACCATTGATGTTGATAACCAGGCAGCTGGTGCTCTACGTATTAATGCTAACCAAACGAATCCTCAGCAGGATTTCTATTTTGCACAAGAGATTGTATCAACACTATCCGGTGCAACACCTGCCACAACAGCCGATCGTGAACAGGGTGGACTTTGGATTGATGTCAACTCCACTGCTACTGCTGGAGATACTACCCATGAACACCGCGCATACGGAGTGTACGTTGACCTTGATGTCACAGGTGATGCTGATGTTGCTTACGGAATATATGCTGACTCTACTGTCACCCCTACTACGGGAACAGTTTCATTTGTAACTGGAGTTTATGGTCGTGCAGAAGACAACGGAGGTGCTGGTTCTGTAAGTACTGTTATTGGTGTAAGAGGTGAAGCTTCTTCAGATAATTCTACTTCAGACATTAATAATATGTACGGAGGTTACTTTAGATCTACTAATGCTGCAGATACTGGACAGATTGCTGCTACTCATGGATGTTACGGTGAAATAGAAGTAGTAAATAATACTGGAGATAAGTTCGATAAAATGTACGTATTCCGAGCGGAATTTGATGATAATGATACTTCTGACGATAGTACTCCAATAACTGCTACATCTTACTTATATTATGGTAACTATGCCGGAACTAAACCGACAACTGCTTTTGGTGTTCATATAGCTGATGATGTACCAAATTATTTTGGTGGTGACATCGGCATCAGCACGGTTAGTCCTGCATCAAAGCTCCATATATACGGAACACAAAATGCTGGAGGGATTTTAGTAGAAGATAGTAACATCTCCACCCAGGCACCAGCAATCAAAGTCATCGGAAAGAGATCTGACGCAAACATCGGACATAGTTTCTCTGGGAAGTTACTATTAGCAAGGAATTATACAGGTGGTAAGATAACTTCTAATATTACACTAGGCACATTAGGATTCGGAGGGAATCATACTGATGGCACCATGGCCAACATCTTGTATGCCGCTTCGATTCATGGCATTGCAGAAGACAGTTTCGATAGTGCCACTGACATGCCAACGGCGTTAACATTCCATACTGGTGCCATCGGACGAAGTGGAGATACAAATAACGTGACTATTGGTACAGAAAGACTCCGTATAGATTCAAGCGGCAACGTCGGCATCGGGACTAATAATCCAGCCGCAAAACTAGACGTAAATGGAAACATCCATGGTACAAAACTTGCTGTTGGAACAGCATCTAACCCTGGAACTAACGTAGATATTTGTTTAGGTGCTGATAACGATACTGGATTCTCATGCCCTTCTGACGGTAATTTGAAGTTTTGGTGTAACAATTCTGAAGTTGCTTCATGGACAGCTAGTACTCTGACTTTTGCCAAGGACACAGTATTTAATGGTCGTGTCAATATTCGTGGGCACCTAGACTTTGCTGATGAGGAATATGCTTACTTTGGTGACAATGACGATACAAGCATCAGACATAACAGCAACGGTTGGACATACGTTGACTTCAAACAAAATGGCATTGCCTTCCAAGACAATGGTGTAGACACAACTATATTAGAAAACTCAGGGATTTTTAGACCACAAGTTAGTGGCACAGGGTCTATTGGTACTAGTACAAGATACTGGGGCGATTCTTACTTTACTTCAGGAACATTCTCAACTAGTGGCAACCAATTATTGATCCACAATCCAGATGATGAAACTGTTATTCATAGAAATGATGGAGGTATTTACTATATATTGTTGAGTGCTGCAGGAGCAAATCCATCAGGAACATGGTCCACCATGAGACCATTTTTCATTAACCTACAGGATGGTAAGTTAAATTCACAAAACGGTCAAACGTTTAGAGGTGGCACATTAATTGAAGATTCTAATTTAACTGTTGAAGGCAACGTTGGCAACTCTATTACATTAAGCACAAAAGTTGGCAATGGTAATGATTCAACATTTATAATCCAAAAATCCAGGGGTGGATCTGGTGGCCCATCACAAATCACAGCTGGTGATTCTCTGGGTCAAATCTTATGGAAAGGATATGATGCAGATTCGTACAATGGTGCAGCATCTATCACGTGCGTTTCTACTTCTAATACTGGTGATTTTAATGCAAACCTTAACATCGGTGTAGGAGGCACTACATCTACATTCTCATCTAGTGGGCTTGCAGTTGGAGGTAATATATATTTAGCAGATAACGAATATCTCTATTTTGGAACTGATAACGATGTTGAGCTCCACTGTGATGGATCCCATATGTATATGGACCTTAAGAGCGGAATTGGAAACTTCTACATTAGAGACGGTACGACAACGCGATATACGTTTGACGATGACGGTAGTTTCACTGCAACTGGAAACGTTACTGCATATTCTGACATTAAATTAAAAGAGAACATTGAACCTATTGCAAACCCTCTTGATAAGGTCAATCAGATCAATGGCGTAACATTTGACAGAATAGATACTCCAGAACTCGGAAGACAGATGGGAGTTATCGCTCAAGATGTCGAAAAAGTCTGTCCCGAACTTGTTTCTACTAACGACGAAGGAACTAAGTCTGTTGCATATGGAAACATGGTTGGTTTGCTTATAGAAGCAATTAAAGACCAACAAAAACAAATCGACGAACTTAAATCAAAACTGGAGGAGAAGTAATGGCATTACAGTCATCCGGAGCAATCTCTCTAAACGACATCGCTGGGGAATTTGGTGGATCTACTCCCCATAGTTTAAGTGAGTACTACGCTGCCGCTTCTGGTGTACCATCCAGCGGTGCTATAGATTTTGCTGATTTCTATGGCACTGCTTCAGGTCCAGCAACAAATGGACTAATATTTAATCTCGATGCCAGAAATAGTAGCTCCTACACAAGTAATGCTACTACATGGTATGACCTCACAAGTAATAATAGAGATTTTAGTCTTTATGGTTCACCTACTGGTGTCACTAATGCTATTTCATTTAGTGGGTCTAGCCAACATGCCTACATTGCAGATGGAACTTGGATTCCAGAAGGAACATCTGCAAAATCCTTTGAGATGATGATACAAATCGGTAGTCCTAGATGGGGAAGTTATGATTTGTTTGTTTCAAAAACTTCTGCAAATAATCAAAGTTTTAGTTTCGGACTTGATCATACCACAGCTAATCCGAAGCTAGTTTGTGGAACTCAAGGTGGTGGTTCTTTTATAGGCTATTCGAGCGCAATATACACTCTTCCTTCAAGTTTTAATTCTACGACTGCATTCCATCATTACGCTTTTACATACGACGGAAGTGTCCTCAAAATGTATGTTGATGCAAGCCTTGTATACACATCTGGGAGCGGAAAATCCCTCCATTCCAATACTGCAAATTTACGACTGATGTGTTTCAATCCATTGATTGGATATTACTACTGGCCCGTGGATGGAGATGTGAGGTTCGCTAGGATGTATAACAGGGCACTAAGTGCTTCAGAAATAACTTCAAACATGAACGCATAATTTTTATTTAATAAATCACAATGACACAACTTACAACAACTTGGACGGTTAATTACCTTACCCGCAGATTATCCGATGGATGGGTATTCTTTGCTGAATTTAATGTAACAGCCACTAAAGATGACACAACAGTAAGCACTAAGGGTTCAGTTACTTTTAAACAACCAGATGATCTAATTCCCTACGAAGACCTAACTGAAGAAACAGTTTTGGAGTGGATTAAAACTGAATTAAATGATGTTCCAGGTGCTGATGCAGTTATAAATATTGAAAATGAACTGCACAAAAGAATCGAAATGGCTCTGAATCCCACGGAAGCTACTGGCTTACCGTGGTAAAACAATATCAGAGTTCCAAATCATATACAATTTACAAAAATCCTATTATGACAATTACTTACACAGCACCAGCAGCATCAGAAATCGCATCTGAAGACAACACTGTAGAAGTTATCTACACTAATGATTCTGGATTTACTTATACTCGTAATATTAACGTTCCACGACTAGAAAATGGTTCTGTTGATGAAGAGTACTACCAAGAGATCCTAGAAGGTCAGCTTCGTGGAGTCGAAAATAAAATAGTAGTTGGTGCGATTAGCTTTACTGACCCTAACGCTGTGTCGGAAAACGCTGAAACTTCAGGCGAAGAAGCTCCTGTAGAATAATGCGGGTTTCCGCATGTAGGGGTGTACAAAATCTATCTTTTGGTTTAAAATATAGATGTACATATTTAACGTTAACGTATGGAACCCACTGAACTTAAGACTAATTTCACCGAGCAACTCGAGAAGCTCAACAAGGAGATCGGGCAGCTACGCCAGGCCCTGGCCCAACGCCAAGAACTAGCTGTGAAACTCACAGGGGCTATTGAGGCTATGCAACTCCAGCTTGGCGAAGAGCCGGGTGCAGAGCCTGAGCCTGAGGCAGTTGCCGCAGCAACCGAGGTTGTAGAAGAGACCGCAGAAGTCCCTGCAGCCTGATAGCAGATAGGGCTCAGGGAGCCCATCTGATCCAGCTTATATAAAGAAAGGCGGGCGGGGAACTTAATCCTTACCCGCTTTTTTATTGCTTAATTACAATCTCTGGTGTTCCAAGTTTAGGGCTTAGCCTACCTCCTATTACCCATATCCTTTTAACTTTCTTGCCGGCGTCATGGTAGAGATCAAAAATGTCTACCATAGTATGCCCTCTGGCAACATCTGTGTACACAGTTAAGTTCTCTTCTGAAACATACTCGACTCCGTGGCAGTCTGTAGTTAACTTAGAAAGATCAAGGCTGGGTATCTCAACCATCTCGCCAACGATCTTTACTTTTGCTTTTCCCATTAAGATACTCGTTCTGACTGTATTATATCAGAAATCTTAGAGATATTGTCAATTGTGAGCTGAGTCCATCTTCGATCTTCTTTATTTGCTCCTGCTAAGGCCATCATTTCTCCTAAGTCAAAGCTTGCCTCAGAAGGGGTCGGCCAGCCATCTTTAAGATAGTCAAGAAACCACTCTCTTACTTCCGGTTTTAAGAATCTGCCTCCGACTATCGTCCAGATTCCCCTGCACCAAGCAAAAGCGTCGCCGTTAGAAAGAACAACAAGATCTCCTGGGTCCCTTTCTGAGGGAAACTGAGCATTGCCTCTTGGTAATCTTGTTATTTTCATGCTATTCTGTAATCTCTACCTGAGGTGTTTCCACAGTATCTTCTGGGAAAATTTCGTTAAGAACTGCTTCTAGTTGCCTGATCATTGTATGAATAAGGACTTTATTTTTGCTAGCTTTTGCATCTGCGTAAGCGTCAATAATTTCTGCAACGCTTTCTTTATTGATTGCCATAAATTCCTATGATGTTTAAAGTTACATAGACCTATAAACTAAAAACCTGGGGTTTATTTCTCGATGGCGTCTAATATTAAAGACTTTGAGATTTCAAAAACGTTTAGTAACGTTATTCTCACAACAGTAACAGGATCTCCTGACACTGACGGAGTACCCTCGCTTTCTATTCCGTCTACCTTAACGGGGTACACGGCTCTTCGTGACCAAGGCCGTTTACAAGATGGCTTCGGAACTGAAATTCCTCTTGTGCTTTCCCGTAACCTTGTAGAGGTAGAAGCAGAACCCAACTCTGTTATTTCCGTAATCAGACGGCAGGATATTCGTGCTTCAAGGGCACAACAATTTATCTCAAATATAATCTGGAGCTAACATAAAAAATGGCGAACGTTCTTTTACCTGAAAATATTTCCAAAAACACTTTATTTCCTAATATCCCTAGAGAAATAAATCTTAGCGGAACAAACTACGCGGTAGTAGTTCCTGCGGCTACTAATGTCATTAGAGAGTCGCAAAAAAACTTTGCTCTTGTTACTTCTATTATTGTTACCAATAAGTCTTTAAGATCTATTCCTATTTTTGCTAAAGTAACAAACGACGTTGATAGCAAGACTGCTTTCCTTCTTTACGGAGTAAACATTCCTCCCGGCACTGCTTTTGAAGTGATCCAAGGAAATAAGTTTATCTTGTCTGAAAATGACAAGTTATATGTTTACCACACAGATACTGCAGAAGGCGTAGCAGACGCAATGGTATCTTATGTAATTCATAAGCCAGAGGCTGAGTACACAGTTTAATGGTTTCTAATTTATTAGACGGGGTATACTTGTTTGACGGGCTAATACCTGATCCCGACCAAGTACTAAAAAACTTTAACTCTGCGTCTGCAGAGGACAAGAAAAGATTTTTTGTTGAATTACAAGACTCAGGATTATTAGGTAATCCTATGATACGTAATGCGATTGAAAAATACGAGCGCGGTATGGCTTTGTATTCCTGAAAAAAGTTTAAAGTAATAAAGACATATTGCTAGACATGAGATACGTACCCTCTACAGGCAGTCGATTTGTACTTCAGGTTCCTGAGGATAAAAACTCTTATATTAACGTAAAGAACCTTGATGCAAGAGGACTTTCAACAGTATTTGAAGGAAAAATTTCTAACGGAGTGGCGAGTGGGTCTGAAAACCAACTCACTATTAATGAAATCCAAGACGACGCCGGCTTGACTTTTGATCAATACAGACCTGTTTTATCTGCAGGAATTGAAATTCAGATGTTTGCCTACGCCAATGTTGGCTTAGGATCAGGCTCTGAATCTACCTCGGTAGGAGTTAACAGCTTAGATGCTGTAGGAATTAATTTTTCCGATAAAACCTCAACCTCAACCGAGTTTGTTGGGCCTTTAAAATATTATATTTTTGGCTACGACGTAGAAACAGGAAAGATGCCAAATGCAGTTACTATTGTGGGCGAGGACCCAGAGTATAATGCAATTCTTGACCCTTCTAAGTGGAACGAAGACCAGTACTTTGAAATAGGGCTTACCAGAACAAGTACCACCACTATACCAATAATATATAGAGTATGGAATGGAAATGTAGAATTTCTCGGCCTTATAGGAAACAATAAAATTGGAACAGGATCCCTATCTTTTAAAGATTTTGGTAATAGGCAAATTCCTTCTTGGAACCAAAACGAAATCGCCTGGTCCCCCAGCTTTTTAGAAGACGTAATTCAGATTATTGGTGGAGTTCCTGTTCAAAGGAAAAAAATTATCGGAAAAGAGCTTTTAAAGATTAAGCCCATTACTGAAAACTCGGCTCCTAACTACATAATCGCAGAAACCATAGCTGGAGGAAATCTAGCAAACGGCACAGATTATCAAATAGGAAACACTGTTAAGTTTATTATTGATGATACGGCTCGCATTTTAGAAGGACTGTCTCTTGCTTCTGCAGGAAACATAAAAGAGCTGTTCTTTCCGGCAGGCACATATAATATTAGAGACATTGCTTTAGAAAACTCTTCTTTTGTAGACTATAGCAATATTTCTCTTAGAGGAGTGGGAGAGAGTTCTGTTATTAAAAGATTACCTTCTCACGGATCAAATAATACTTTCCCTTGCTTACTTAGCTTCTCCGGCACGAGCAGCAAGCCGGTTCAAGGTTTGAGGTTTAGAAGTATTGTATTTGATGGAAATAAAGAAGATAACGCGTCTGTTAGTCCAGCCGGTGGAGGATACGAGGATGGAAGATATATCTCTGAGGGTTTAGTTTTCTTATCCAGAGCCGAAAATATCACGGTAACAGAATGTAGATTTATAGACGCTGCTGGCCCTGGTGTCCATTCAGAGTTTTCAACTTCTGTTCTTTTAAACCAAAACATATTTTCAAGGCTAGGAAGAAACTACGAGACGACCGTAAGACCGGTTGAAGTCTTTGAAACAGACAATAACATTGTTCAAGGAAACATATTTGAGTTCTGTACCGCAGGTCCTTATTTCTTTGGCGTTGAGTTCTCTACAATTAACAACAACATTGTTAGATCTTGTGGAGATGACGGAGTTGTTCTAGAAACTTCTTATCAATGGAGCGCAACTAATAATCTTTCTTATTCCGATAGTGACTCGCTGATTAAGAGCGTGGATCAATACAATAACGAGTATTCAAAAGCTCCTATAGAAGTAAGAAGAGGAACGGCTCTAGAGCCCATATTCTTTACCGTTACAAATGGCGGTGAGGCTGTAGGATTGGCCGCGGATTCCATACAGGCCGACATCTATAAGTTAAATGTAAACGGTTCAAAGTCTTCTACCAAAGTAGGATCTTTTAAAGTAAATCAAACTTCTGATCAATTAGAAGCAGGGATCTTTTCTGTAACTCTTCCAGGTAATGACTCTGGATTAACTACTACGGCTGGGCTTTTTATCCCCGGAACTGGCGGGCTTTCCTTACTAGATCCCGATAATAACCAATATGGTTACATGTACGAGATATCCGCCACAGCCTTTTTAGGAGGAGGTGGAAGGGGATTTGTCCCAGTGTCTGTAGCCGAAACAACCATCGGAAGTACTGAATATCTTTCTATTAAGTTAAGAAACACTTCTGATATGCTTTCCTTTATAGCAATAGAAGAGGGATTTAGTGGTAATGATTTCATTACTATTACGGACTTTACAAATGCTAACGAAGGTATTAATACCTTAAAGGACAATGCTTATCAAATATCTTCTATAGACACAAACACAAACTCAGTGCTAATTCTACCTGTGACCGGCGTTACTCCTGGAAGTGGTGTTGACTTTAGCGGAGGCAGTCTATTCATCCGTCGCGAAAACTACCAAATTGCCGACGGCAATATAATCGTTCACTGATCTATTAATCACTATCTACTACCATGGCAAATAAAAGAACCATTATAGGAAAAACGGCGCCTGTGCCCCTAGGTCAACAAAAGTCCGTTAACTCTTTACCCGTAGTTTTCGCAGAAGATCAACCTGCGATTCCTGTAGAAGAGCAAAATAAAATTCAATCAGAAGTTGCTTTATCGCTCTTAGGCATTCCTAGAGCTGAAGTCGCACTGGGCATTTTTGCAGACGTTAATACTTATGACATCAACCCTTCTGAGTGGTCTCAGTTTCCTATTGAAAATGCACTTGATTCTAGCAAAGTCACCACTACTGGGTTAAACCATCTTAAAGAAGAAGCCGGTGCTGAACTAGTAGCTGCCACAGGCAAAACCACCATTCTTACCTCTAAGAGATTCTTCCGTTATCAGCCTGGTCGCGTATCTTCTTCCACCATGGGTGTGAAGATGAACTTGACCGCCAATACTCAAGAATTATCAGAGAAAGATGATGCTGTTAGTATTGCAAGGTCCGCTAAGATGAAAGGCGCTCCTTCTATTAAGAAGTGGGGTATTTTTGATAAGTTTGATGGGTATTATTTTGAAGTAGCTAATGGTGGCCAAGAAAATGACTTTAGATGCGTAAGAAGAACCCAGGCTCTTTCTTACGACGAACCGGCGGGAGTTGATAGCACAAGCGACGCTTGGAACGCGGTTGCACCTGGCCTAGAAGACGGAAAAGAATGCAATATAAAAAGCGGTAACTGGGGAGTATTTGGCGAAGATCCAGTGATTTTTAGAAACGGACTTTGTTACATTTCTGCGGCGATCAACGATCCTTCTCTTGTGTATAGCCCTGCAAACGTAAAGGCTATACAAGACGGAGAGGACGTAAACGACTATGAATATGACGAACGTTTTGCTCTTAGATTGGCTTATAGGGACGGGTCAAGTATTGTAGAGCACATGAGTGGTAGACATTATCAGTTCCCGTTTGACCAAAAAGAAATTGATAAGTCTTCTTCGGAGTACATCGGATGGGAAACCGCCGAAAACGGAGGGACTTCAAGATTTTTAAAACCTGTTGGAGTTGCAAACGGTACCGATTACATCAGGTTGGATGCCCATTGCAAATGGCAAGACATTTTAACAAACCTTAGCAGAGGAGGGGACTCAGGCTCCGGTGCCGGAAAGTCAGACGACTTTACCGCGGAGCTAAAGATCAAGAACTTCGGTGATATAACCAGAGTTATATACGAGGATACCGAGGCTCAGATTGAATCTAGTAATGCTAGATGGGGCATGGATCCTAAGCCCAGCCCGGATTTTAGCTCTTCAAAAGTCTGGAATTTATTAGTAACTACACAGGGCGGAGAGTATCCCTCTACAGCAGACTTTACTGGTCTTGCAGGAAACCATAGAGCCACTGGTTTTGGGTACGATGGATCCGACACAACTGCTTCTAACATAGGACAATATAACTTAACTCTAAAAGAATGGTTTAAATGCTGTGTACCTAAAGAGTACCGCAAAGTATACGAGTGGAGACCCGTTAGAGCAATGTTCTCTGGTGACCAACTAAACGGCTCTAGTGATAACGTAACTCGTTGGAGTGATGTTTCAACTGCTAACGTTGATCCTACTTTAATTGGTACTAAGAGACCCGGAGATCCAGTTGAGCTAGATGGAGACAATCTTAAGTCTAAGTCAGAGTACAATGTAGATTTCTCCAAAGTAACCATGTGGAAGGTAGATTTCTCTTGGTACGGAGCTGTTGGTGCTTTATTCTTATGCTATGTACCAGTTGGTAACGGAGAGGCCAGATGGGTGAGAGTTCACCACATGCGCGCATCAAACCAATTAGACGTTGCTTCTCTAGGTAATGCTACTTTGCCCATCACTTACCTCACCCACGGAGGTTTGGAAAACGGTTTAAGTAATGGCAATAGGCTCGTTAAGTACGGCGCTTCTTATTATATTGATGGTGGGGACAAAGGAACCGTAAAGCTATTATCTAAATCTACTGATTATCCTAAGCCTGTTACTTTCGGACAGTTTGTTGGGACTGTAGTGGCAACTCCAACCGTAAACTCTATTACAGTAGATCTTGGAAGTGCTGCACCAGCTCAAAGAGAAAGAGACCAATTTATTGGATCGTACTTAAAGTCCGATACAACAAAACAGGTAATTTGGGCGAAGTTGGATACTAGTAATACTGTGGAGTTATTCTTTAATGCAGAGCACGGTTTGTCAAGTTCAGACGTTTTCTCGTTGATTGTTCCTAGAAAGCAAAGAGCTCAGTTAGCCTTAAGGGCAAAAGATAACGTTGTTAATACTACGGGAGATTCTATAAGGAACAGAATTCAGCTTTATCCTTTAAAGTACGGAGTTGGACTAACCGATAATAGTCCTGATTACGAAAACATTGTTTCTCTTAACTTTATTAAAAATCCGCTTTTAATCACTAACAACTTAGCAAATGGTAATCTAGGTAATGATTCCACATATTATGGAGGCTTGAACGTAAAAATATTTACTGATAATACTAACGCCACTTCAAAAGATAAAGGCCTAGAAATGGGTAGCGGAACGGTTCCTGTGGAAATAGTAGACACAACTAACGTAGATGATATCGGAGACTTTAATACCTTACTAGGAGCTAATGGTAAATACTTCTATGCCTACGCTAGAGGATTAATTACAACAGAGGTTCCAACCAGCGGCTTCCCAGGCGAAGCCAGTATATCGGTTCAAGAGTTTCCGGCCCTTGTAAGAGTGTATAAAGACTCAGTGGAGAATAAATTTTATATACAAAATTACGAGTCGTATGCCAACAATATTTCTATTCAAGGTCCGCTAATGTTTGTTAACATGTACGAATACAGCACCACCGGCGAACTCACAAGATTTGCAGGAGAGATAGGAGCCGGTACAACCAAGCATAATAAATTTGAAAACCAAAGAAAGTGGGATACAGCGGAAGTAGGAACTTGGGAATCTATAGCGGCTCTATCGGGTGCAAAGGTCTCTCAGGACTTTAAATTAGCTCCTGTCGCAAATACGGGATCGAACGTCTTCTCTATCTACGCAAATAAGGGAGGTAGCTCTTATGACCTTTCTGATTATTTTGCATATAACAAAGAATATATTTCTTTCCCTCTTACAAACGAAGTTGATCTCTTAGGAGTTTATGCAAATTGGGAATCAACGAGTAAATCCATTAGTGCTCCAGGTGATGTCCCGACTAGTACCATAGAAATTGTGAACTCTTTAACCTGGGAGGAGCAGTGATATGCCCGGTCCATCAGAAAGACCCGAAATTCAGCAGGCAAGACCTGCTGCTCAAGCAAGATCTTTTAGTGCCGATGACGTAGAGTACGTCTCTGGTTCTTCTATAAGGGCAGAAGAGACAACTCCTAGGAAGTCTAAGTCTACAAAGCGAATGGTAGACTTCAAGGGCTTCCCTTTGTCTACCGAAGAAGGAAACCCCCTATCTACAGATAAGCAAGTATATCCAAAGTACGAGTACGGCGCCGATCAGGCTCCGTCTGTTGTCTTAAATTCAGAAAACTATCTTAAAGAAGGAAGATCAACACAAAATAAATTTAGTAAAAAGAACCCAGCAGCACTGCCTATCGAAGAGCAATTTCAAGATACGTCTGAAGTTGCAAGGTCGTTATTAGGCATAAACAGAGAGACTACTCAGCAAGGCCTATTTGGCAACGTTAGTACGTACGGACTAGACGAAAAAGATTGGATGGTTAGCGGAACGGCAGAAGAAAGACCGTTTTATTGGTATAGCCGGCCTTCTTCTTCTGGGAACTATTTTATAAACAGGTTTACTGAAGATACCGAAAACTCAGCCCTGGCAATCAATAGCATGCCTAGCCCTTTCACACCCCCCGGCAAGCCTGATTTACAGTCTCAGCTTATTAACCCCGGAGAGGCCGTGATTACGGGCTGGGGGCAATATTTAAACTCCATAGTAGCTTTGTACTTGATGAAGTACATGGTAGAAGAGTTTACTCCTGCCCAACGCACAGAATATAACCTAGATTTTTTACTTTCAAAGTATCCTCTTAAGATAGCCACAGACGGCACAGTAAGTTTTGATGAGCTTTATTGGGATAAAATTTGGTTGGATATCGAGCAAAATAGATTCGGTGCAGAAGAAAACTATCCTCTGCTCCCCGTAGGAACCGCATACAATTTTATTGAACCTGCTGATGGAGCACCCACCCTTGTGTTACCGATAGGAAACGGAGTCGGTGCCGCGGACCTTTGGGCGGAACCTGGCCAAGAAGCCAATGTACTTATATCAGCAGCGGCGGCGTCTCTTCCTGCGTTGATCAATGTGCAATGGGACAGATTTTTCTTTAATACTAGAGTTTACTATCCTCAAGGAGATGATGATAACTATGGCCACTATAGACTTCAAACAAACCCTTCACGAGAGCTCTGGGAAGAGTACTTTGGGCTTAATTGGGACTACGTAAGAACCGATTTAAAAAACTGGAAGTTTACGATTCATAAAGATGCTTCTACAGTAACTCAGGTAGAAAAGGACTTAAAGCTTCCGTACTTTGTACTATCTAGCAATACGAAAGCCGACTCAAATAACATATTTAGTACGACCTGGCCGCAGGCTTTGATTGCAAGTACAACTAGGCTCCCGACGTCTAAGAACAAAATCGGTGGTAGACCGGGAATAAGATCTCAGATTAGTATCTCTTCGGTAAGGTCTTTTAGATACCAGCCGGGCAGAATTAGTGGATTTACTTACGGATCCAAAGCCTCTGAGATAGGAGCGGGCCCTGGAACAACTATCGAGTGGGGAGTTGAAAATGACACAGACGGGTATTTCTTTAGGCTGGCAGATGGCGCCGATTTCCAGATAATAAGAAGGTCTATAATTCCATTAGATGAGACTCAATTTTTGGAAGATGCCGGGTACTTAGGCAACGCTACTAAAGTAGTTACTCGCAATGGATACAAACAATATGAGACTATAATAGAACAAAAGAATATGAACGGCGACCCTCTTAACGGCGAGGGCAAAAGTGGTTATATACTTGATCCTGATACAGTTACCATGTATAAGATTGAGTTTGGTTGGTACGGTGCTATTGGAGCCAGATTCTATGGCTACATTCCTCAAGAAAACGGGGAGTGCAGATGGGTAGCTTTACATACCTTGGTAATTGAAAACCAATTAGGCGCGCCGTGCTTAGGAGACCCGTTCTTCTTCTTTAAGTATAGATTAATTATTGGAGATTCCTCTAAAATCAGAGTCAATCAATTTTTATACAAATTTGGTGCTTCTTACTATATTGATGGCTACGATAAGGGTACGTTGTACTCATCAGCTGCAAAGTCTAAAGTAAGACTATTAAACGATCCAAAATTTTCTAGTGTTGCACCAATTAAGAATTACTTGAATGCTATTGACTATACTACTTTAATTGGAGTAAAACCTAAGCAATATCTATATAATAGGTTTGGCGAAGAAGTTTACAATAAAAAAGAAATTTTTCCAAAGAGCATATCTATTTTTTCTCAAGAAGATGCAGAAATAAAAATTATACGTCAAGAGGCCTGCCCAGAGTTTGCTTACACCCACCAAGAGGGCTATAAATGGGAACTACTACCAGAGACAAGGAGAATTAAAGGTTTATTTACTGTTAAGAACTGGGAAGATGAAGATGACACAGACTTAGGCATTTCTAAAGATGATGCTGCTACGCATAGCGCTACTATGGCTCAGACGGGCGTAATCGACGGGGAATGGAGAAGCCCAGCAGAGTACTTGATAAGTAGCGGAGAAAGTGACTGGAGAGGATCTTTAAATATTTCTGATGGAAGTGACGCTAATACAGATAGCAAAAATATTGTTAGACTCGCAGGAGATCAACTATATCAGTTAACTTATGGGGAAACTGACTCTACCTCCAATAAATTTAAATTACTTAGGATAGAAGACACAGGAGAAAGGATGCTTACTACCTCTGTAAGACCCGTGTTAGATAGGACACAAGTTTACTTACCATTTACTTACGCCCCTAGAGGCTCATATGTAAATGGCTACGCGGTAGAGTTTGATTATTTTAGAAGAGACCAGACTTTAATTTCCGACATTGACATTATCTCTAGCGAATTTTATTTATTTTGGGTGGGAGGAAATGCACGTGGTGTTGATGCCGATCACGACGGAACAATGAGAATCGGTTTTGCGTGGCCAAAAAACAATGCCGGAATTTTAGATAAAAGCAGAAAGGCTGGTGGGAAGTGGGGTATTCAAACTTATGCTGATGGGAACGTATATGGTACTACAGTGGGTACTAACAACGGGGTAGAGTATATTAACTACGACGACGAAAAATTCTATGAAGGACTACCTGTAGATTTTGCTAACCACTTCCCCGACAATTGTCTCTGGATCGAAACAAATACTCATTTAGAGATAGACACTAAGAGCGTAGAACAAAAACATTACAATTATCACAACGATCTGTGGGATTTCGTAAACGCTGATTTAAGTGTACCAGGAGCAGAAGGTGGGAACTGCCATGGCTTAGGATTTAAAGCTGGCCGTGAAATCAGAGAAGGAATTGTTGCTAAGTACGATATAGAAAATAGCGAAGGAATCCCTAAGAGCGGTTGGTATATAAGATCAACAGATAATTCTCCCTGGCCTAATCTAGGCAGCGGTTCGTTTAATATCACTGTTGCTAAAGACGGGGATTCTAAAGATTTTCCTGTTACTGCTTCTGTTTCTGTCTCGTCAGACGGCGGAGAAACAGAATACTTATTGTATATAGGATCTGCTGAAGAGGAAGCTGACCCGCCTGCTCCACTTGAAGAAGGAGGCTTGGTCGATGTGGTATATAGCGTAACCTACATTGCATCAATTGGTACAAAAAATCAAATTAGGGCCATATTTGTAAGCAAAGTGGGATCTGCAGACTTTGATTTTGCTAGAATGTTTGTTCAAGCAAAACAAGGCGCAAGAATGGGGGGGATGTGGATTGGCCAAAAAACAGCTCAGGGGATTGTGTTAGACCCATTTACTCCCAACGGATCGGTTGTTAATTTAAGAGACGGAGGCCAAACCGAGACAAGTGGCCAAAATCTTGTCACTAATACCCCAACAGACGGGGCGCTTAAAGTTATTACCACAATAACCCAAGCAGACGAATATGGCCTCTCAACCGCACCTACAGAGTCAGTGGACGGTCTTGGAGTAACCAACTCTCTTAAATCTTCAGATAGTGACAATAGTCTTAACTTAACTTTTGCACCAGAGCGGGCAAAATGCGGTAGTTTCTTATCCCAAAGAGGGACTGATCCTGCGGGCATTTTAACTCCTTCTGACTATCCTATTAGGTACTTAACAAACAAGAATTCAGCGTTGCCATTAGGCACTTTTTACATCTCAAAAAATGAATCAGTTGAAATTTCTTTAGAAGGTATTTTTAATGTAAATGCTGAGTCGATTATCAACTCCGCCAATGCAAATCTAGCGACGATATTTATCGCTAGAAGTTTAAATACGCACAATCCAGCCGATTCTAAAAAAGAAATCTACTTGACACTTAACTACGACGAGCAATAAAATCTATGGCCAATGAATTTTACGGATTTGGACAACTTACACGTCCTGATATTGGTCTGCTTGCAGACAACGTTCAGAACCTTGCGGAAATATACACGTCAGATCAACCTGACGCTTTAAGAAATATCTCTTTAACCCCCGAAGTTCTGGACATTATTCATGAAGTTTCAGAGACCATAGGAGCCGAAGACCTTAGAGCTACAAGTGACTTATCTACGCTACTTTTAACTACTCTTCATTTACAGTTTGAAACTCTCGAGCGCATCGAAGAAAATATATTTTATGACGGTATTTATGCAAGTACTTTAGATCGAATTGGAGTTGATTCTAGTAACACCAGTCTTACTGGCAATCAGGCCAGGGCCGAGCATAGCATTATTTTTAACGGAGCTATTCAATGCTACGGAGCAAAGTACAGAGAAAATAAAATAGACGAAGGCCAAAACTTATTTACTGCAAAAACAGTAAACTCTTTTCTTTCTACGTCTAGAGCTAGTCTATTAAGTTCAGAACTAGACGACTCAGGTCACTTTGCATCTGCCGAGTTTCCTGGATCGATCAGAGTAAGAAAAAGATCTCATGTAAATACTATAAAAGTAAATCCTCTATCTTTCACTCCAGCTCCTGCAGTCGTAGAACAGCCATCTAAAAGAATTAGATGTAATATTAAAAATGGAAGCACAGAGATCCCAGCTTGGCTTTTAGCAACTGCAAATTCTCCTCTTAAAATTCCTTGCGCTTTGAATAAAGGAAAGATTATCTTCAAATTTAATACTTCCTCTGTTCAGAGCTTTTATGGCGTTCAGATACAGCCCCAAACTTCAAAACCGGGCTCTCCTCCTATTTTTCTTGCTCAGGACCCCCAGCCGCAGAACCAAATCAAGCCGGGTAATTTTGACCTCACTCACACTGTCAATATAGATATATCAGCCACTGGATACCAAGATACATACGACTTATATATGTATTTGTACGTGAATCCCGAGGCCGTTACAAGCATAACTTTTCAAGGCATAGAGATAAAAGACTTCTTTGACAAGAAAGATTTTGGGCTAATTGGGTTTAAAAACTTAGAAAATTTTTCTTTTTTAATAAATAATCCTGGCGGGCGCTCGAGCTCTTTTACGATCCTGCCAATTTGGCTTAAGACTTTAGATAACAAATTAAAAACTTTCGATATTGCTAATACTGGCGACGTCTGGGCCGCTAAAAGCCAGATGAAGTGGTTTGATTACAGAAAAAATAACATTGTTTCGGCTGCTTTTGCTAACCTACCCTACTACACTATGTCGGGGTATTTGAGTATCCCTAAAAGGGGAGTTACCGTTAATATTCTTGGCGATGGCTTCAATGGCGGAGAGACTGAAAAATTTGCAAAATATATCCAGTCTGCGGTCCCCTCAGGTGCTGATATTCCTACATCAGGTGGAGCCAAAGCCAGCGGATGGTACCGAACGCCAGGAGCTGAGTTCAGAGAGTTCGATGCTATGAAAACGTTAAACTTGGGAAGTAGAGTCTATGGCTACAACGCAAGGCTCGATGATGTGTTCCCACAACTAACTAGTTTGACGTGGACGGGGCACAAATATCGTGTTCCTTTAATTGGCACACCCCCTAAAATTTCTAACCATGGCGGGCAAATTGATGTATACAACATATCACAAAACTCTTTTTTAAGTAGTGTGTCTATATACGATATAGGAACAGCTGCAGCAAATGCCTCTGTTGACAAAAACAGTACGGGTACTAATAGCCTGTGCCATATATCTAAGTACAATATTAAAAGTTTTAATATAAGTGGAAGAACGGGGAGACATAGCAAAATATCCGGGTGTATTGGCGGTAGACCTGGGCAAGAAACGGCCACAAGCTCTCCTCTAACGGAAAGTGAGTGGGCGACATGGTACACTAATACAACGACAGTTAATTTGGGTCACTGCGACAACCTCGAGTTTAATTTTCAACCTGCTGCTGATCACTGGAAATTATTAACCACTTTAGGCACTAGACACACAAAAGTTTACTTTAGAGCCGCAACAGGGATCACCGCCTCACCATTTAAAATGCCTCGAGTCGGAAGCATAGACCTAGACTACGCACAAGTACAAAGTGGAGTTCTGCCTAGCATGAAGAAAAGTACAACAGGCTCAGACTTTGTAAACTTTAGAATTGAAGGAATAAAGAACTTAACTTTATTTACGGAACGTGGCGAAAGTTATCTTTTCCCACAGGACTTCGCAACAGAAGGCGGGTCTTCTGGGTACTTACTTTCTAGAATCGAAGCACATCACACAACTTCTTACGCGCCGGCACACGGGGTGAGGATGAGAAAAGGAATGTTTGATGAGTGCCCAGAGTTGAGCACTATAGTGCTCTCTGATAGTAACTTTACTGGGGAGTTTGTCAATATACCGCCAAGACCTAACACGGATGAACCTGAAGGCGAAAAAGAAATAAACGTGTCTATTTACGAAGCAGACTTTCATAGCCTTACTAACCTTAGCATTAACGGATCTAGTGGCCACCTTGCTCGCGATTTAAAATCATTGATCGCTCACAATCAAAATAAATCCCAGGGCGGGTGTTTATTACCGGATTATCAAGGAGCTGCTAACTCGAAAATACAAAGTGTTCATTTAAATAATAATTTGCCCACAACCTACCCGAGTAGCTGGGAGATCGGCAGTTACGCCTCGGGTGATATTATCGAAGATAGCCACGCTTCAACTACTCTTTCGGGCATGGATTATCATAAAGTACCTAATACAGGCGACGAGTTTTATTACTTATCTTTATCTGGTTCTTCTAATCCTAATCTTAAAAGAAAAGTGCTAGTTAACGACAAGATCGAAATAGGAGGAAAGACTGCAACAGTGATGAGCGTATATAATGATAGAGTATACGTTGACAAAGACCTTGCCCTTCCTTCTTCTGGCAATACCATTACATTTGTAAGGTCTACTAAAGATATCGGGACGTGGTTCCAAGAAGGATTTAGCAAGTTACAATATTTTAGGGCCGCAAATTGCAGACTTTCAGGAACATTAAATATAAGAGCAAATTTGAAGTTAAAAAACGCGCCCAGCACCAACGCTCTTGAGTTATCAACAAATAACATCGGAGGAGTTACTGAAGGTACTTGGAAGAAGATATTTAGTGGAGGAAACAGAGCTCTTACTGTAAATCTGGCTATGAATAACTTAAACGTTGATACTATAAGGGCAAGCATTCGTACTTTATACGAAATTGCGGGAACTACTGGATGGTCGAGAGGGAAAGTGATTCTTTCTGGTAATAAAAAAGTTAATAGAAGATATCAGTCCTGGTCTCAAAACGAGCTTTTCCCCGTGGGTACAAAAAATCTCCCCGATCAAGAAATAAATCTAACAAGGCGGGAAGAAATTAAGGTCTATAGAACAGTAACAACAGTAGACGAAGACGGAAACGAAACCACAAGTAGGGTGCAAGAAGGTACAAGATTTGTTGTTGTACCTGGCAAAAAAGTTGGGACTGAATACTTTGGTAAAAAGACTTTGTCTAGGACCGGTTCGTCAGAAAACGAGCTAGGGCTTAAATTTAGAAGGATGAGACTAGTGATAAGCTTAGGATTTACTTATAGGGTACCCCCAAGTGGATCAACAGTTACAGGAGAAACTCTTGGTGACTCTTACGGAACAGGGGACACCGGAAGACTAGCATCTGCGCAAGTAGCTCTTGGTAGTTCTTTTGCCCTCTCTGACTTTGCCGATTCTTAGTTGATTTAAAGTTATTATAGTATAGCATGTAATTATGGCCGGACTTTATATTAAAAATAATTTAGGAGAAGACAACCTAAATCTAACAGATGCCGTTCAAAAACTTTACAAAACAGGCATTAACAACGACATCAGGCTCTTTAGATTTGCCAAATCTTTATTTTCAGAGATCCGCTCGCCTTACGTTTTTGACGGGACAAGCCCTCAAACTGCAGAAATAAAGGGATTTTTTAATGAGTCTTTTACCACAAGCGATAATATTTTAATTAACAGGACAAAGTTTTTAACAAACAAATACACTTTTTCCTCTGATAACTTTGTTTGGTTTGAAAGAATTAATAACACTGGTTCTTTTCAATTAGACAGGAGACCTTCTTTTTATTCTGTTAATTTTAGCGGGGACGTTGTTGTTGGTGATGACGCTAACACAATAAAGTTAGACCCTAACGATTCTAGAGTTCTAGAATCTTCTGTAAATAGACTGATAGGAAAAAGTGCAGACTTAGTAACTACATACACTTATTTTGTACTAGGTGGAACAATAAGTTCTGGAGCGTCTTTTAAAATTAGTGCTTCTTTAGACGGCCCTGAGATAACAGGTGGTAACTTAACTACGGCTATTGCGAATCTTGGTACAGACAGGCAGGCCTCAGTTAAATACCTAAGGCCCGAAGGTTCTCCTGTTATTGTTTCTCAAAATGGATCTATAGTCTCTCTTGAGATAGCATCTATAGGGAGTAACTATAGTATAGAAACTTTCCATGAAAATAACTCATTTATAAACGGCAGAGCCTACACGATCTCTTTTGTAGGAGATATGGACTGGAACTCAGTTGGTGTTGCTTCTGGAGTTGATCCAATAAAAGGTTTGTCTTTTACCGCAAATGCTACTGGCGACGGTGACGCCACCAAAACTGGTAGAGCCTCTACAATATTGCAAGATAGCGATTACACAGGCGATAATGATACTCTGCCGATCCAAATAAACTTACTAGGAGAAGACTCTTCGGCCTCAAATGCCATTGCAGAGGTGTATCTTAATAAAGGAGGAAGCCTAGATGTCACTAAAAAACCTAAAATAATTGCCGGAGGTTCTGGGTACTTTGAAGACGAGAGATTAATTATATTACCTCATTGTAAAGAAAATAGGTACGGAGAGTTTGAAACTTCATTTACCACCCAATGCATAATTTATCCAGAATCGGGCAGCAGACTTATTTACACTAACTTTAAATACGATGTAATTGCGGATGGCCTTGGAACCCCTGATGAAAGTACTATCGAGGTGGGACGAGAAGCCGCATTGTACGGCCAAAAATATACCTACGAAGTTAAATCGGCCACCGAAGAAGGATTCTTTTTATATAACGTTGACAACGAAGAGTTTGTATATCTAGGAAACTTTTATGACACTCAGCAAGACATACCTTCGGCCTCTGACGATCAACCGCTTCTTTTGATGAAAAGGAGCGATGTTATTACAGACACAAATCTTTTAAACATCGCCTCTCTTGACTCTCAGTCATTTATTTTTACTCACGACAACGCGGAGGGCTTTCAAAGTGGCTCTAATTTAGCAGATAAGCTAAGAAGCCAGAGTCTTAATGTAAAGGAGGTAAGAAATAGCTTTAAATACGTTGTTCAAAATACCACCAGACAGAGAAAAGTTGAAGACGCTTTAAACCCTCTCCCAACGCAATATAACATTTTTGAAGGGAAAAATTTTGACAGCACTTTTAGGTATATTCTTAGGGACCCCGACGGAGTTCTAGACGCGACAGGCGCAAACGAAGTTACCTTCAGCGATTTGGGAGCGCTCGTTGCCGATGATCAGATAGAAGTTGAACGGGGCGGGGAGAAAATTATTTGCCCTGGCATTTATTTAAAGTCTGGTGATAAATTTAAAAGGACTTTTTCTACAGACACCAAGCCCTTCTATAGCCAAAAAGGCGGGTTTAGAGTTCTTAGCCCATCAATATACGAAAAAACGGATGGGGATTACAACACAGGAACTTTTGGGCTAGTAATCGCGGGAGGGGGAAGATACTCCCTTAGCGCCTCGTATTACAAAGGCGGAGCTTCAGATATTATTAAAGGCTTTGATTCTTATGTAGGCAGCCTTGTACAAAACCTAAGCGTTGCAACAAATCTCGGAGGCTTTGCTTTTTCTAGCGAAAAACCCATCGTAGACATTGTCGGAACAACTGTTAAATCGTTCCCTCTAATATCTTACGACTTCGAAACAACCACTTATAGCCCTAGATTTTTGTACGTGCTGTAGGCTATTGTAACCCGGCCATTTTGCCAGAGCTCGGGTTCGTTGCTGTTACATACCCGTTTACAAATAAAGAGTAAGTGCTTTTAACGAGTTCTAGGTTTCCTATGTGCTGTAGTACATCCTCGTCTTTGCCGGGAGTAAGCGGGAATCCTACCTTGTACCTATGAGAGAAGTTCTCTGCCTTTAAAGCTGGGCCAGTGTAGTCTTCTATTATATCACTCTCTTGAATAGCACCGCCGCTCTCAGCTCCTGAGAGGTCGTCTGTTGAGTAAGAGAAATCTATCTGCCGAGTAATATTCAAACTCTTTCCTCCTAAATCAGACTGAGTGCTATCTCCCCAGAACACGTCGTAGTCTGTGCCCGATGCCTGGTACAAGCCGCTCCCGCCAGAGTCGCCAATTGCGGTGTTTTTTAACAACGAATCAGCCGTGGTGTATGGAGGGTAGCATAAGTCGGCGCCAAATAGCGGATTGTCTTCTCCAAATGGAGTCATTCTAGCCGAGGCCGGTTTCGGAACTTCGCTAGTTCCGGCTACAAAATTACCGCCATCATAGGTAATCTTAAGCACATCAGAGAAAGAAATTGACTTTCCAGAATCAACGTTCGCGTATTGGAAGGCGATGTCTTTTGCATCGTCGTAGTACTTAATAAATTCTCCACCGAGCCCACCAGTGTAGTCATTACCATCTGCGCGTGGGGTGCCTACCGGAGTATTAGCACCAGCCACCTCATTTACTTTCTCTATACCAGAAGAGAAAGCAATAAGCCATATCTCGTCCCCTATAAGAGCGCTCGTTTGGTCAGTTGGGAAGTTATTAGCGGTTTTATCCCATTTAACTCTTTCCACTGCTAAGGAAATAGGAGCAGCGAATCCTTGCTCAAAACCAGGAGACCCAGCACCGCCACCTGAAGTTAAACTTCTACTCACAGCCGATGCACTAATAGAACCTAGCCAAAAATCAGAAGTAAGAGCTTCGTATACTCCTTGGAATCCAGTAGTAGTGTCATCAGAAGCCGTAACAGCATTAAGATCAACATGAAGATAGAACTTATCGGCTAATGGGCTATCTCCTTTATTACTTCCGCTTCCGGCCACTAGCCCTCCTCTCCAGAACATCTGTTTAATTATAGGTGTAAGACTTTGAACAACTGTTTTGTTATTTGTTCCGCCTCCTAAATCATTTGCCTCAAGGGCCTTGTTTCTTATATCAGTAGAGCCACTGTAATCCTCCAGCGCGTTATTAATAGGCATTGCGGACGAAACAAATTGTCCGCCATCACCCAAGTCGTTTGGTTCTAGTCTAATTCCTATATAATTTTCTGAATTTTTATTAGCTGTGCTATACTTTGCTTCTCCGAGGATTAAATTTTTTCTTGTTGTGTAGGTATAAGATCCGTTGCCATAAAGCCCTACTTGGTAAGCATTAGATTTTAATGTGTCTTTAAAATAATTACTTTCCCATCCGTCCAAAGGGTTATTTTTAGCTGTTATGTCTTCAATAGCGCCATCGCTGTAGGCAATGTATCTTTGACCCTCTAGCGTTTTCCAATAATCTTCTTTATCCTCAAAAGCTTTTTTAAAGACGCTAGGTTCAAATGTAGTTTCTGAAACTTCAACAAGATCTTTATACCCTCCGTAGCCTTTTTTCGGAGAGACTATTCTAGAGGACCACAATAGCGAAGAGTCATCATCAAGGTTTGCATAGACAGACCTTTTAGGTTTAATTCTTAACTTAAATTTTGCTAACGGATTGTCGCCGATCCAAGGCAAACTTCCATCAGCAGTATCAAATACTGTGGTGTACGCGTCGTCGTTTGTATAGGCTATTAGATCGGTGCTGTTATCTCCAGAGGTAGCATTCTGTAATTGAATAGTCTGTACACTACCCCCTTCTAGTACTACCTCTACTTCCCTTGTAAGGTTTGTTTTAAGTACGTACTTAACTTTAGGATCTGCGTTTGATCCGTTATTACCCAGCTTATTTCCTTTATACTCAAACTCTGCATCTTCTGTTATATTTTCTCCGCTTGCAAATTCTTCTATACCGGTTACGTTTCCGCCTGCTTCCACCGTGACTGTAAATGTAGGGAGTTTTGACGGAACCTGATCTGCGTCTCCTGTACCTTCTACCCAAGAAAACTCTATATTTTCATAAACACCCGGCGTAAAACCTGAACCGAACGTTTGAGGGTCATATATAAAGCCTTCTAATCCTGCTAGATTTTTATAGTAAGAGATTATTTCATAAACGATATCAAAAGACTCGGCGCTTGTGGCCATACCATTTGCCGTCTTTTGTATGGTTGAGTCATTTTCAAACTTAGTGGCACCATCTGGCTTTTTAATAATCCCTGATGTGGTGGTTATGTTTATATCGAACTCTTCGCCAAAAAACTTGCTAACTTTAGTATCATCTACAACACTACCAGTCTTTATAAAAATATTTGGCTCAAACGGAGTAACCTCCTCTAAATTAGCTTTATCAGCTCTTCCGTGCCAGATCCTCAGGGAAATTGGTACATATCTATAAGATGCCCCTGACGCTCCGTCTGTAGTTCTATAGTAGATAAACTCTTCTGGTAAGTCATCTAGAGTAAAAGATTCTTTGGAGAAATATCTAAGTCCTCTCTCTCCTTGATCATCGTCGGATAAAAAGCTCGCAGAGTTAGCTGAGTCTAACGTGTCTATTACGTTAGTCCATACAGGAGAACTTACGGATCCGTCCGTTAAAACATCAATTTTTACTCCGATATTTGTTTGTACCTCAAATACGTATTTAAGATCATCGGTGTCCCGGTCCATCCTTAGATATCCATCCCATCTAACCCCCCAGTTATCAATATTATCCCTTAGAACTCTAGGAGCTCTTTCCCACACCAGGTTGGAGTCTTTTACAATGTTATCTCCGTCGTAATCATTTTGGTGGATTACAGGGATTCTGTAAGAAATGTATTGATCTGCGTTATAATAATCTTCTTCTATATAGAAACTTGAGACTCCTCTTTCATAAGAAAGTATTGCGTTGCTTGTTTCTGGGTTTTTATCGTCTGGACCATCGGCTCCTGTTAATTCGGCAGAACTAGCTCCGGGGCTAGTTGAGTACCACTTTGGTAAGTTAACAGAAGAGTACTCTCTTTCAAGTTTAAATACTATACTCTCAAAGTTTGTACCGTAATTAAGTTTTAAATTTTTTAATTGTGCTACAGACTCAACGTCTCTTGCGGTCCAAGTGGCCGCATCGTAGTCAACAAGCACAAAGACATTAAGCCCTGCAAGGCTCAGTGTTTGGCTTGCAATAGCCGGGTTTTCAAACTCAGTTAGTACATAAGCAACTACTCCGGTAGTTGGCAAAGTAAAATCGCTATCTTTACTAAAAGTAAATCCTGCGGTTATCTCTCCAGAAACGTCATTAAATCCGTTGGTTAATTTTAAGGTCCCTACTAATTGTCTTTTGCTAGGTGCAATGCTATAAAATATTGCATTAGCGCCTTGATGAAGATTATTTAACTGGCCTCTTCCAGTTAGCCCGTCAATATCTTTTAGCCTATCTTCTATTCTTATTCTAGGAAAAATATCAATTTCTGAGCCTTCATCAGTAACACTAACATCCTTCAGAGGAGTTAAAAAGCTTGTTGTAATGTCGTTTTCAACAAATTCTTTTGTGATATTAAAGTCATCAGTGGAGTATATGCCATAGATAGACCTTTCTGCTCTATCTGTAACTCTTGTTAAGTAATTTAGTACGTTTAATAACGCCTCGCCCCTGTCCGTAAGATCACTTAGAGCGTTATTTCTAACAGCTCCAGTGTATCTAATCTCATTAGACTTCCTTCCTCCCCTCCTCTTTAAGTAAGAAAGAAGGTTCGTACTATCGAGGTTTAAGTTATGTACTTTTTTATCAATTCTTGTTGCCATAATAGGGGCACTAAATACGATCTATAATTGTACTTTAAACCCTACGCGGCGTATAAATCTGCGTATTCTCTGATGACTGATTTTACAAAGCCAGATCTCACGATCTCGTTAAATCCAAATTCAACGTGACCAACTTCATTAAGCTTGGATAACCTTTTTGCTGCATCAGATAATCCATCTCGTCCAAACTTTCCATCAAGATCACGTTGTACAACATCACCAAGTAAAGCAACTTTGCTATCATTTCCTAACCTTGTAAGTACTGTGAGTACAGAGTGGGGTATCGCATTTTGCATCTCGTCTGCAATAATAAAACACTTGGCCAGACTCCTCCCTCTGAGATGCTCTAAAGGCACGAACTCAATGACTTTCTTCTCAATAAGGTAATCTGCCTTGCCTTTGGGCATAAATACCGATAAAGCGTCTTTTAGTGGTGCAATATGCGGAGCAGTCTTCTCATCTATTTCTCCTGGCAAGAAGCCAAGCCCTTGTTCTCCCACCACATCCACGATGGGTTTTACATAATAGATTTTGTCGATTTCTCTTTTTTGAAGAGCTTGACATGCGGCGTATACAGAGAGGAGTGTTTTTGCAGTGCCGGGTGGCCCTGTTAAAATTGTTAGAGTCTTTGTTTTAAGGTAATTGAGCGCATCCACTTGAGATGGGTTACGGGGCATTACTATTCTGACCTGGTCCTGTTCTCTATTTTGTGGCATATAAGATTGTTCTGTGCGGATTTTTTGTCTACGGGTGTTCTTTACTTTACGTGCCATAGGGTCTCCATATAGCAAAAATCCCCAGAGCACATTTCTGCGCTTAGGGGACTCTGCTCAAACTAATTATAAAGTGACGAAACATTAAGCGAGGGATCTTAATTAATGTTCGTATAACTTTAAACCCACGTGCTAATAGCGGCTCTTTTCCAAGTATTGTTTGCTACACAAATATAAATAAATCCGATATCCCAAGCAACATCACCCACTACTCCTGCGGAACCCGCGTTAGCTGGAGGTTGAGAAGGTAGGTTTACTTTGCCTGCAACTGTAAGATCACCAGCTTTAGATAGAGAAAGCTTAGAAGACCCATCTACGGCAACCTCTAAGGGTTTTGATCCTGCGCCCGAGGAAGTATCGGTTATGGACAGTTTTAAGGCATACTGGTCTACGGTATTGTCGTTCCAAGTAGTTGCGACCTCTAGAGGAGATGTAGGGGCAGAGAGTCCAATACCCACCTTACCTGCAGAGTAATAAGCGTCTGAACCGGTCTTAGCCCATACTCCCGCGAGCTTCTTAGCAGTATCATCAGAATGATCTACATAGTATACTTCTTGGAGGTTCTCGTTGAGGAACAACTCTCCTGGTTGAGCAAAATCATTATCGTTTGTGTACTGCGTTTGAATATATGCTAGGTTCTTGGCAGAATCGGACGAATATCTAATCCCCCACCTATGATTCGGAGTTGTCATGTGACTATAACAAAATATCTAATCTAGCTTTAAACTCTAACTATCTGTGATATAATTATACATATAACGCTTGTAATTAATGAAGCCAAAAATTTTTGCTGTGCTGGGGGCTGACCGTGTTGGAAAAAGCACCTTTATAGAAAATTCTTTTCATATTATCAAACAATTTAATTCTAAAGTAGAAAAGCTTCATTTTTCTGGACCCAAGCCTAGCCATAATAACCCAATAGATCAGTATGTATTTCCGCTTAACGACTTAATGAGAGGAAGCTCTCCTGAGTATGTTCTTTGTGACCGAGGATTTTCAGAAGTTTGTTTCTACGAGAGGTTTAGGAGAAATATTATAATTTCAGAAGAATGGGCTATAGCCGCAGAATCTTATTTCAAAGCAGTTAGCTCGGAAATTAATGTCTTGCTTATTAACCGAGACTGGGAATGGAGTCAGCCAAAACACGTTGAGGAAGTAGATCAGTTATTTCCCGAAGCCTCAAATTATTTTAAAAGGACTCAAATGCTTGTTAGGGAAAAAGAACACGTAAGTTACTACGAATATATGCCAAAGTACCTAAAAAATATCTCTACCCTTCCCTATCAAATTATCCAGCCTAAGCTAGGAGAGTCTGTCTTGGATTACATTCTGGTTTAAAGATAACTAGATTTGTTATAAAGCAATACTATGGCTAATATTCTAAACGAGGGCTTATCTCGTACCCTGGGTATTGGATTTGAATTTAAACTCAAGTTACAGACTCTTCTTGCAGAGTTTAAAGACGACCCGATTGTCCAAGCTGAAACAACTGAGGCTGCCGCTGCAGCCGCCGCTCTTACAAAATTTATTAAGTGTGGTCCATCGATGGGATTTGAAGCTAAGCGTAATGCCTACGCTTGCTTTGAGCAGATTGTAACTGCTCTTAAAAATTCCTCCTCTGTCCCCGCCTCAGACGACACCGCGCTTACCACAGAACTTGTAAATGTTACTAAGTTTGTTGGTTTAGAAGGCGAAGAAGACTTCCACTTTATGGTTGCGGCCTTCAATCTCTGCGAACTCATCTCTGGTGTAGTTGGCGAAGTTGAAACTGAAGTCGTTGAAGGAGTTGCCGCTACCGGCGGAATCACAACACTCGTCCTTCTCGATGGTGGATCTGAATACACTGTCGACGGCGCAGACGAAGACGAAGATCCTTACTCCGTGCTCCTTTCCGGTACAGAAGATACTGGAAACGGAACTGGAGGCAAAGCAAGCGTGGTTCTTGCCGGTGGTATTATCACCGCAATCAACTCTGTTACTGCTGCGGGCTCTGGATACTCTGTTGGCGACATCCTTACCTTGGAAGTCGATACAGGAGTACATGCTTCTGGAGATCTTGGAACACAGGCGCTCGTCGAAGTTACTGCAATTTCCTGATAAAAAACTAAATAATACTTTATCCCTCAGGAGGAGATCCCTTCTGGGGGTTTAAAGTATCTATAGCCATATCATACGCTCGTGAGTAGTTTGTACCGTTGCCGCGCAAGAGTGGCATATAAGCCAAAGAAAAGCAAGAAAATAATTATATTTGAGGAGCAGCAGATTGCCTCAATTATAACAAAACTTGAAGTTCCTTTTAGCGGAGCGGATCAAAACGTATCTGGTTCTTTAGAGGGCGCGTTTAATAGGGAGGGTAACACTTGCACCGTTGTCCTTAACGATCCCTTTTTAGACGGGGTGGTGTGGCGAGCTCTTAGGGATGTCGATAGAGCTGCATCAATGAGCAACGTGGCCTCGTTGGAAGGAGTGTTGTTACCTCAGTGCAAAGAAGGAGAAAGCCCGGAAACTACAAAATGTGCAAAGTACTCATTTCTTGACGATCCTGCTACAGGAGACGTGTATGACAACGAACCAATTTTAATAATTACTCTGTGGTACACTTTAGAAGGGATAAATGAGACAAACTCTATCACTCTTTACTACAAAATAGTAGGTGTAAAAGCTACTCATGGCGCCGGCGTTGATCCGCAGGTTACGTTAAACGGGAGAAGCGTTTACGAAGTTATTTTTCAGGAAAACGTGAATCCTAAGTTTTTTGAAAAAGATGCAGTGCTTGTTGACGAACTTAATAAAAAAGTATTTAACCCACAAGGATTTAAAGTGGAAGATGTTTGTGCCACTCCTGCCGACGAGATAAAAAATGAAAGGACATATAGAGTTAACGGGCTAACAAGCAAAGAGATGATAAATAAATTTTTATCAGAAACAGAAGATTCCCAAGTTTTAAACCTTCCTACAAAAGAATTCGGAAATAATATCCAGATCTGCTCAAAGGGAGATAGCACTTGTTATGGCTCTAGGGTGTTTTATCTGGGCAAGGGGCTTTATAACAACTACAAGATTAACTCACAGATCCCCTCAAGTAAGGCAGAACGAGTCGTCTCTCAAGCAACTGTCCCTCCTTCTTTGCCTGGCGAGGCAAAAACAGGAGATAAGAGAGAGTACCAGCTAAGCGCCGGGATGGACAAAAAAACTACAAAAGAGAAGCTAAGTAAAGTATCTCCTCAGGCTTTTGTAAAGCCAGCAAATCTATTTAAAAACCTAGAGGATTATGGTACGGGAGACGGAGGAAATGGCTGGAAAGGCTCTGGTAAAGGTGACTCTTTTTCTTTAGAAAAGATAGAGAAGAAAAAACTATTTGGCTCTGTGGAAAGCTCGGAATCATTTCTAGGTGGTGAAGTAATCGAAGTTGGGGAAGCATTTATAAAAATACGCACTGCATATTATATCCACTTATGCAACGAGAGCAGAAAATGTTTTAGGCTGAATGTGCACGAAGAGTACAGAAAACTCAAGTCGGTCTCTGTGAAAGAAAAAGATATAATAGAACCAGGTGGGTCTATAGGCGAGGCGAATACCGAAGACCCTCAGGAATCTACAGAATTCAGATACTTTGCCAACGCAAAGAGCGAAGGCTTTATTGTTCTAGACCCTGGGTCTTTAAAAGACGCAATGACTGTGTCTGAAAAGGGGTCAATAGACAACATTGAAGGGGCACCTACAAACAATTCTGCAGACGGGGTTTTTGTTGGTAACGTTGGAAGTACAGGTAAATCGGAAGGGCCGCATCTTCACGCTGAGCTGGGTCCATTTACAAAACCTGGAGGAAGAGGACAACCTCTAACAGCCGCTGATGTCGATCCTTATGTCCGCATTGGTGGCCTACCAGCAAGTAAATGGGGAGGGGTATATTCTCCGTATGGACCGAGAAGAAGCGGGTTTCATTACGGCATAGACATTTCTGGCCCCGGGCCCGGTGGCAAAAGCATTAATGGCCAACCGATAACTATCGGAGGAGGCGCAACTATTGTCGTGTCGGGGTCCGATGGCGGATACGGTAACAAGGTGATTATTAAAAGACCAGACGGAAGGGAGTTATTACTCGCTCACCTCCAAAACGATTCTATTCCTGCAGATCTTCCTAAAAACTCTACAGGTACATTTTCAAATACCGGGAAACCGCAAGGTGGCGGGCCGGGAACTGCAGGGGTGGCAAAAGACGGCGTAAAGCTTGAAACTGAATTTAAAGGAGTCCCTAAGTCCCTAGAGATACTACCAGGTCGTACTGTGCTCTCTTTTATCTCTAATTATGATAGTTGGATTGAGAACAATAAGTCTAACACGGTTGATCCTGGAGTCTGGATCCCAGAGCTCTATAAAAACTGGATGGTTACTGGTACGACCTTTAATTGGGACAACGGAGACTTAAAAGTCAAACTCTCTTGTAATAGAAAATGGAATGTTTCAAGAGACACGTTTTTAAATAATATTCCTAGCTTTGCCCAGTATAACTCTGATGGCAAATATTCTGACTATTATGACTATATAAGATCGAGTGGGGATCTATGTTACACAACTGCCGGCGGCAAGAACTCCTGCGCAGAATTTTGTAGGAAAAAAGAGAGCTCAAGTAGTACCGGGGGCGGAAGTGGGTCACCAGACGTAACTACTTCTTATCCGCAAGGCAAATTTATTTACACATGCAATCAATACAACTCTGGTAAGGTCCAGGCTTTATTAGATGCAGGATCAGCTCTAGGAGTGACTAATAAAGCAGGTCTGGCAGGTATCGTTAGCGGAGCGCTGCAAGAAAGTACTTCTGCTTTAGACCCTACGATTATAAGTGGAGTATCTGGAGAAAGTAGCCAAGGTATATTTCAATGGAACCCAGCTGTTGGCCGCTTACAGGATCTTAAGAAGTGGGCGAGCGACAACGGATTTAACTATCTAGACTTTAACACCCAGGTAAATTATTTTGTATATGACGTTAAGCGTGGCTATCCTAACTTAGTCCCAGCTTTAAATAGCGCAACTACTCCCTTCGGTGCTGCAAACGCGTTTGACGTAAATTACACTATCTCTGGGGATAGAGACAAGGGGCCTAACTGGCCACAAAACCAAAACCGGACCGCTTTTGTTAATAACATACTAGAGTGCATGACTGAACCATGATACCAATAACAGCACTCGCTCAGTTTGTATTGGGTATGGCCTTAGATTCTGCTAAAGATGCTTTTAAAAATCAAGCCAAAGAGCTACAAAAAGACCTAGAAAGACGCCAGCAACTCCAAGTTGCCAAGGCACTAATCGCAGAGCAAGTTGCCCGAGCGTATTCCGACCAAGTCAAAACAATATCTGAAGGGTACATAACTGCACTCCAAAACTCTACGCTAGATTTAGAATTTTCAGAAAATGAAGGAGATAAACTAACACTTTTAGCCGAGGGTGCCCTACGTAAACTCGAAGTATTTCTTGATAGGCAAAACCCTGAAGGCCCTATAATCCAGTTTCTTCAAAAGAGATACGAAGAAGAAAATATTAGGCGGATAACAGGAAGGTTATTTGCGGGACACTACGTAAACCGCAAAGGAACAGGGTTGTATAGCATATATAATAAGATGGGGTACGCTCCTATAGTCGATAAAAATAAGCCGTGGCTAAGCAGCGGGACAACCGCCCAAGGCATCGGGGAAATAGTAGCGGAAAAAGCAGACGAGCTATTTGAGCAAGCTTTTAATATCGATCTTACAGAAGAAGAGGTCAGAAGAACTTAGCCATAGTACTTAGATCCTTTCTTTAGGTTCTCTGTGGCGTTAAGAACTTGCAGCGAGGCATTCATCATGTGGTAATCAAAGAAAGACTCCGCTAAGTCGGTGTCTTTGAAATAACATTTTGTTCCCCTACAATACACATCAACGTTTTCTAGGTCTATTTTATAGTCTCTGCAAAACTCCTCTACAATGTTTTTAAAAGCGTACCTATGGTCAATATGAAATTCCCCCGCGTTAATTACTTGCCCTGAGACCGCGCATTTAATTTTATGCCCAAGCGGCCCTTGAAGCTGACGCAAGACGCTTTTCCTATATGAAATTATTTGCGGCTCTATGATTTGTCTCATGGCCACTAGAGCTTCTTTCTTGTTCTTTTTATACTCGGGGATCTCTTTCTTTCTAGGAAACAGCTCCTCTACAATCTTTCCCTTACCGAGCCACACCTCTCTTTTAGAACGGGGGGTGATCATCACTACACCTCTTACGGCTCGGCCTTGGAACTTCTTATTTCTTATTTTATATCTAAGCCCTTCTCTAGAATGAAGCGTTTTCCACTTCTCAATCTTACCCACTACATCATGGATAAAATCAAGATCTGGAGGTTTTACAAAGTAGTTGCATTCCGTGCTTTTGACGACTTGGCTCCACTTTTCTTCAAACTTTGTTTTTGTATAGTCTTGTCCCAAGACTCGAACGACTTGTCTGCCCATAAGATGTAGTTGATTAGCTTTGTCGAGTACGACTTAATATCATCAATGTTTTTAAGATGAGAGTTTTTACGAAGCAAAGTGGAAACCGACCTTTTCTTAACAAGATAATCTATTAAAAACGTCTCGTCGTTCTTCTCTAGATCTGTGATCCTAAATAAAAGTTCTTTATGATTGGTTAGTAGTTCTCCAAAGCCAATTTCAGAATCTTCTGTTGAATCCATTACACAGTTTTGTTCTGTTACTGGATTAAAACTCATGGTAAATGCAGTACGAACCGTGTCTACTTTTTTAACCGGTATTTGTAAGTCGTCCGCAATTTCTTGGTTTGTTATATTAGGATTCTTAATCAGATATTTCCTAATCTTTAAATATAAGTCAGAATAAGACCTAGGCATCTTTACTAACCTAGAGCTATCTCTGAGATAATTTAACATGTGAAACTGTAAGCATCTATTAACCCAGGTGGAAAAGTTTGCTCCTTTACTCTGATCCCAGGTATCATAAATACGTACAATGTACTCTAAAGCTGCATCCCTGAGCTCTTCAAACGGCAACCCTGTAAAGTTAGAAATCTTTCTAGCAACCTGATCAGCCTTCCACATCTGTGATATGATATGCTCATCTCGAAGATCTCGGGCCCTTTTTGACCTAATTCTAGGCTTTGCTATAGGCACATCATTCATTTTTAATTGCTTCCAGTATAAAAGTTTTGAGCTGACCCGCAGGCATAATGCCTTCAGTATTCAGCCCAAGAAGAGTTCCTTCGTTGTTGAAAATAGCAAAGTTAGGAGTGCCATCGCACTCGATTTTATCACAAAATTCCCAGTCATCGGAAGTAACATCCCATTCACCAAAACCCGCGTTGTAATGCGGGAATTCTTCGCTAACTTCGTTAGCAACTTGAGCCCAGATAGGGCGCATAGCTTCACAAGCTGCACAGCTTGGTTGCTTAAAAAATACTATTCTGTATTTAAATTTAGGTTTTTCTGACATAATTATTACTTATAAGTAAATAAACGCGTGCGCTCGTCGTTATTGTATAAAAACCTACGACTTTTCTAATTATACCATGCGCTAAAGATAACGCACACCCCCGGCGTTTCTTACATTTCTCTTATCTCCGAGCAAATTAGATAGAGAAGAAGACTTCCTAGGATTAGAAGACGTAGAAGAGTCGTAGGCCAATTTAGGTAAAGAAGACCTAATACCACCAGAGCTTAATTTACCTCCCATAAGCTCGTCTCTATACACTGTGACTCCGTATACAAATGCATCTACAAAATCATCATTTTTAATAAAAGGGAAAGAAGTTAGTTCGTTAATTCTATCTTGTAGATTGGGGATATTTTCGTAAAGACTTACGGCACCTTCTTCTACAAGAGGAGCAACAGAGTTTGCTCTTAGTACTTTATCTTTAGACGGTATGATTTCTTTGATCTGGATAGATAGAGAACTTCTAAGCGATTGTATCAAAGGAACCCCACTAGCCCTTCCTTCAATGTACAAGCATCTAATTTTCCATTGTTTTACAACTTGAGGTATAAGTTTTTGAAGGTCTGGAAACTCCATTCTCTCCATAACAACGTGCAAGAGCCTTAAGCTCTTATCTTTTGCTAATCCCCAAACACAAATAGCAGTAAAGTCATTCATACTAGTTGCTTTATAAGCCGTGTCCACAGTTGCGTAGATATAGGAGTATCTCTCTTGTTTCTCATAGGTTCCTAGCCAGTGTTCTTTAAATATAGCACCGGCATCACCTGCAGGTTGGCCTTGGTACAACGAGTTAAAATCCCTCTCCCCAATAGACTTTTTAATTGCGTTTAAGTTCTCTAAAGGGAAAAACTCTGGCCAATGAGACTCACCTAACTTTCTGCCTAGCGAGTCGTTTTCCTCATCGACACAGATCGCTGGGACATTAAGCTCTCTCCAGTTATCCCTGTCGGCACTAAGCAGTCGGCCAATCACATCATCGCAATGAAACCTTGTGCCCATGGAGATGATCGCATGGTTTGGCAGACCTCGAGTCAAGAACTGAGCCTGAACCCAGCTAAATGTGCTCTCCATAATAGTCAATGAGTTACCATCAGCCAAAAGGTCATCAAGTAGACCGACACCAGGTAGGTCCTGGTCGTCGATGACTCCATATCCAAATCCGGTGACGCTACTTCCTGCAGAAGCAACCTTGATCAACCCTCCGTTTTCTGTCCTAAGAGCGGTAAGGTTGCACTTCTCTTTATTAACCTCGCATTCTGGAAATATCCAAGCAAACTTCTCAGAAGTTATGTAGTCCATCACCGCCCTAGAGTTCTCTGTAGACAGACCTAAAGCGTAAGAGCTCATAATAAACTGAGCCGTAGGACTTCGCCCTATCTGCCAGGCCGGAAAAATCCGGCTAATAAGCATGGACTTACCCGTCCTTGGTGGGAGAGATATAGCGCTCCGCATGTAATCTTTATTACCATCTCCAATGTTTTGAAGATAGGTACATATGAGTTCGTGGACTGGATAAGATTTAAATTGTAAGTCTGTAATTACTTTTGCAAAAGCAACAAAGTCTGTACGGCACTTAAGCCTAAGAAGCTCTTCTTTGTCTTTTGAAGAAAGGCTGTTGCCCTTCTTTTGCATATCAGCTACAATCTCCTTCTCCTTTTCTAGCTCTTTCTTGTTCATTGTTAATTTGCTGTAGTAAAGAATCAAACTCGCCAGAGTTAAGTTGGTTTGTAGAAAGGGAGTTAATTATGCCTCCGGTTTTGCTTGTGAAATCTTGGTAGATGTAATTGACTGTATCTTCTTCTGGCTGATTTAAATTTAATTTCGCTGATAGTGAGTCGTTAAGCACTTTAGACTCATTATTTCTTGTTGTAAGATCGCTGAATGGGGCATCTAACGTGGGGTCAAGCGTAGAGAGTATTTTTAAAGCCTCTAGAATCGTTTTAATTAGGTTTAAAATTGCTTTTGTTCTAGATTTCTTATAGTAGGCTGGGATTGTTTTAGTATGGGTAAAAGTCTTTGCAAGAGCAGGTGTAATTACAGCCATACCCCTTCCCCCCTCTTTTTGCTTATCTAACTTCAAGACTATCTTGTAAAGATCTCTAATAGCCTGCGCCTGGGTAGCTGCGTCCGTGGTCACGTTTGTAAGTAACGCTTCCTTCCCCCCAGTTATCAGGTTGTTCATGAAATTCTTAGATCCTAATAGCTCAAGATTTTGTATGAGTTCCATCAAACTCATGTTGTTGTCCGCTACTTTAAATACTTTTTCAATCGCCTCCATTGAGTAGATTATCTCAGCGTCGCGGTCTTCTCCCTCAGCACCTCCCTTAAAGGCCGCTTCAAGTTTCCCACTTAAATCGTTAACTCTATCTACAGACTCGATTATGGAAGTAAGGTTAAATGGATTTTTAGGTATGAGTTCTCCTCCTATCCCAGTGGAAACCAACCCTAAGGCTTTTGCTAGAGGGTTATCTAGGTTATTTAAGATATCGTTGCCGGCTAAATACACATTAGAGTTATCTAGAGTAACATTACCACAAGGATCCAACAGCCTATTCCCGTCGCTATCTACCCCGTGCTCTGTTTTTCTGCACTTAGGACTACATGGGCACGGATCACCGCCCCCACCACCAAACAAACCTCCAAGGGCTCCAAGAGCTCCTCCCCCGCCTAATATCGAAGCGAGCGGATTCTTTCCGCCTAGTAACGCGGTAACGGCAGTGAATCCTAAACCTCCTGGTAAGGCCAATGCCAAAGGTCCGCCCAGCCCGGCGGCTCCTAATAAGGAGGAGGCCGTGGTAGGAAGGCCGGGCACTAGTGATGCAAAGGTACCGATATTACTAAAGTCTTGGAAAAGTTTTCCTACTTCGCCAAATGACCCAGAGCCGATCGCGCTTGTGAGTCCTTCAAGATCAACTCCTCCAAAATCTATACCACCTGCGATGCTATTTACAACTTCAGACAAACCTCCGTTTGTTGCTGATTGAAGTATTGCATTTAAATCAGCCGGGGCGTTTCCTAAATCTAATCCACTAATAGCAAACTTAACTGCTTCGTTTACTGGGAAGGGTATTATGTCGCCGGCGTTAGCGACCGCAGCGTTGAGCCCGCCCAATGGTCCGTCTACCAATGTAGCATTAATTATACTACCTACCTGCGGAGGGAAAGAACCTATTGATTGGTTAGTCGCGCTAGACCCTGTTTTTTGTAAAATGCCTCCAAGATTTCCACCTGCAGAAACAATCTGAGCGATCTCTGGGCCAAGCTTATCAAGAAAGTTTTGAGCCGTTGCCACATCACCACTTCTAAGTATAGCATCAAGGCCGGATATATTTAAATCTTGGCTTTGGAGAAACCCGGCAGCTACCTGCGTTGCTAAATCTACTGGAAGTTGTCCAGTAGCCAAGCCCTCCACGGCGTTAAACGCTTGAGCAATAGCTTCATTTGTAAACCCTGGGACCGCGCCAGAAAGAGCCTGTTCTATCATCCCTCCAGCTAAGTCCATATTTCCTATAATAGGACTCGTAACGGCGCCTGAAGCAAATTCCAACCCCAAATTTAAAAGAGTATTAGGTTTTACAGGGGATTTACCCCGCCCTAATATCTCTGTTTTCGCCATCACGGGGTCTTTATCTTCAAACTTAAGCGCGGTTCTTGTGCCGTACTTAACCCACTTCATCTTTCTATCTACCCTAAGGCAAATCGTCATCTCTGAGTTACCGCCATCGTCTGCAATAGATGTCATCCCATGAATTTTTTCTGTGCACTTGGGCAGAGTACCTCTTGCGTTCCATGGCAAAGTACTGGCGCTCACCCAGGCCCAGTCTTTATTCTCGTCTCTGCGACAAACTAGGGTTTTCTGAGGTAAGTCTCTATCTTCAGAGTATTCGATCATCTCGCCCGACAGAGCCTCAGAACATGTCGGTTGTGGCCTTTTTTGGTGAACTACATCGCTCCCCTCTGCGGTTTTGGGGTCGGTTTCTCTTTCAATTATCAAGCCACGAGTTAAGTTCTTCCATTCCCAAACATCTTTATCAGGACCAGTTTGTCTGTTGTTTCTTCTAATACAAACTTTCAGATCTTGGGTGACGTTTCCAGAAAAAATATACGCCCTACCTTCGTTGTTCTTGTTGCATTTAGCACCTGGATCTTCTGTGTTTGTTATATCAGAGACATCTATAGTCGGGATTGTAATAGGTGTCTGGGATATCACCTGATTATACGTTGTGTCGTTAAATAACCCGGCCACCACAGAGTTGTCTGGGCTCCCGCTTATCGCAATTACAATACATTTCGACCCTATATACTGAGTAGATAAAATGCCTCTTCCTACTCCAAGAACAGGGATCCAATCGGACTTAGCATCTACAGAGTCCTCTCCAAAAAGAACCCTGACTCTTCCTAAATTTTCTGGGTCTTCTACATCGGAAATAGTTGCAGGTAGGTTTAAAATCTCGGTATCCAGCCCTCCGGTACTCTTAACGTAGCGTTCAAGGGCCGCACTAACACCTACTAGATTAGAGGCTATTTGTGATTCACTCATGTATTATTTCGGGGTTAAAAAATGCGTCACCTTGTCTCCATAGGTCTGCCGCAAGAAAAGCGTATTGTACTCTTGAATTTAACTTTGACTCTGTCCAATACTCAGAGATCGATTGAACTGCCCCCCAAGTTTTTCCGTTTCTGTTGTAGTAAAATGGTAACCTAAAAAATATGTTATTAGAGTCTTCTAGAGTTGCAATTGCGGTCTCGCCGGCAACTAGCTGGTTTCTAAAAGAAGCAGATCCGCTATCAACTCTGTTACCAAGACTATCTAGCTCCTCTGCTCCTACTTGGGCCAAAGTAAATTTTGTCGGCAATAAAGTTGGAGCATTAACTTCATTTCCCCTGAGCCCACTCTTTACTTTAAACGTTCCGTCAAGATTTTTTTCTATCTCTTCTTTTGTATGGGCCTTTACGTTAAACAAACTAAATAAAAACACAAGGGACAAAATACTACCTTTTGATTCCATCAGACCGTCCCACTCCGCTTTATATGCAGAAAAATTACCTGAGTAGCCTATAGAGGCCAAATCTACGTTAGAAAGATCTGTACTTCCGTCTGTTATTTCCTCTGTAGAACGCCAAGGACTAGAATCAAAAGGACTTAAGTCTAAGACTTCTCCTTTTATAGTCTTATACTCGGTCTCTGCAACGGTTTGACTAAGTTCTTTTTCAAACCACCCAAGCGCGTTTCTAATAAGAGTTCTTTTATATTTTTCGTTCCAATTCACGTTCCAAAAAGGCCTAGTAAGACCCGCGTGCTGTGCTAGCCAGTCTAAGTTTTTAGGGCTGCATTCATTAGGATCTAAATAGGTATAATAGAACGATTCTATCTCATGTTTCTTTTCTCTTAAAAACTCATCGGCACCGGCTAAAATCCATTTGGCAATAGGAGCTCTAGGTAGCCTATCTTCTGGTAATTTGTACCAAGATTCTATGTCTTTTGGGGAATAAAGTTCAGATTTTGTTCTATCTGATAGCACAGGAGACATGCCTAAAGCCCTCCTTTCTTCTTCGTCAAAAATAGTTCTAGGAAGAAACTGATAGGCAATTAATCGGTCGCTAGTTGCAACAACAGTGCCTACTTCTAGCGCAGAAATGGGTATATTAAGTCTTTCGCCCTCATCCGCCACTAATAACATCTGCTCTGATTCTTCAGGGCGATAGCTTAGAGACGCTGATGGTAACCTTAAATAGATGGGGCGAGTATTTTCATCAGAGATAGATCTAATTTTTGATTGCTTTAACCCAGATCTAGTAATCTGAATACAGTTAGTAAAAAGCGACCTAAGTTCTCTAAATACAAAAGATATAAATTGCCTATTTGTCTCGTGCTTTGCAAAACGATTTTCCCATCTTTGAGCCATTATTTCAGAAATTTTTTCTTTCCAAATCTCGTTAATTTTAAAAAGCGTGTCTTCTACCGCAGTGTATACTTCTTCAGACAGATCTGTATCCGCAAGAGAAGAGTACCTAGGGCCAGTTTCGATATAAGGTAAGTTTTTATACGCTAACTTTAAAACTCTTACAATAAAGTCTTCTTCTGGAGTTATAATGCCGCTTAAAGTCTCTGGGCCATCTAGAGAAAAAGCGTTATTAAATATTTTTAAAACATCGTCCGAAAAAATATTTTCTAAATAGTTAGCAGGAGGAAGGAGAATTGTAGTTGCTTTACTGGCGGGCTTGTCTATTTCCAATACAGAGCCATCTAAATTTTTATATCTTCCTCTAATAATTGTTTTTAACTCTACTACCTCTTTACCACCAACAAAATACTCAACAGCAGCCCCGTTATAATTAGACTCAGAGGTGTACTTCCACTTAAAGTTGGAAACTTTCCTAAGCCTTCCTATAAGGCATTTTCCGGGCTTGCAGTTGGTGCTAGTGCCGTCTGTACAAATTAAGCCTTCTGTCGCGCAATTTTCATTACCTCCTAACAAGTCTCCTGGAACAGAAACGCCGTGAGAGAGTATCTTAAATTCCCCCGTAGCTTCTGCGTTTATTGCTTCTGGCTCTGGAGAGTATACATTGCCAATGCTTTCGTACTCAAAGCCTGAAGAGTTTATCTTTTTAATATCCCTAGAAATAACTTTATTTCTGTTATCATTTAACTCTTTTTTAAAATCAAAATTAATTTCTGCGAGGGTGTGCTCTGCTATTTTAAGTTTTTTCGTTCTAGCAAACTCTATAGTAATCTTTCCAGAAGAAAACCCTCTACGAATAAAGTTTCTATTTTTTTGGTCCCAGATAGATATGTTTTCCATCGTCAAGCTCTAAGGTACTGATCGTAGTCTGTATTCAAAAATGTGTATGTCAGCGGTGATTGGGTGGATACGTCAATAAAGCTTACAGTTGTTTTATAAGTTCTAAAAGATCTGACAGGGTTCGTATTTTTAAAAATTGTTTCTACAGAATTAATTCTTTGCTCCAGCGTATTGATACAAACGTCGTTTACTTCTGTTGATTTAAATGGCAAGTTGCAATTTACTTCTCCGACGTCGTTTCCTCCTGTTAACTGAAGCAGGTCCATTGATAGAGTTTTTACTCTACTTACAACGTTTAAAGCGTATATGCTATTAAAAATACTCTGATAATTTAGTTCTCCTCCTAATCCAATAGCGCTCGGGGAAATCTCTTCCAGTAGTAAATTATTTATTACGTTCGCAAATGCTCCTATCCCGCCATTAAATTCTTCGCCATTGTACTCTACCACCACTGTGGTTTCTACGGGCGTAATTACAGGAGAGATAAGAGAAACATTAGTACCAATAGGAACTTTTTTTCTCAAGGCTTTTAGCACATTTGACCTAGTAACCTGCTCAAGCGCAGATCCGTCAGAGTCACCTACACAGACCACTACAACTCCAGAAGGTGCTGTTTCTTCTATATCGAATCTTTCTTCGTAGCTTAAAACTTTAATTATAGAAGAGCTAGGTGCTAGAACTCCCACCTCATCCTCATAGTCTTGTGCAGTAATCAAGCCTCTTCTTTTTAACAAAGAAAAAGCTTTTGCTTTCATACTCTCGATAGACTCCAAGTCTTTACCACCTTGGATAGGCGACTCATTTGTTACTCGGTCTAATCCTAAGATATTTACATTTATTTTTTCAATAGAATTAGAGTCTAGGTTGTAGGCCGCACCCCATTTTTCTGCCGTTACCATACCTTTGCCGGAAACTAGAGAGTCTCCTATTCTTACTTCAGACTTTAGTACAAAATTAAGTCTGTTTGCTGTGCTAACAATAGTTCCGGCCGGGATAATTACGGTACGATTAAAATTATTAGTTTTTATAAACGTGACGTCTGTTACAGCTTTTGCACCAATGGACCTTTGAATACCTAACTGTCTGAGCCATTGAAGAGTATAAGCTTCTGGAAGAGCGTTCAAGTAATAAAGTAATTCGCTTTGTGCGTAAGCCTGCCCCTCCACAAGTGCAGAGAGAGGAGAAGCCGGACTAAAATCATTTAGTTCTCCGCCAGACTCAAGAAAAACTTTAGTCTGCATGTCTCGAACTAAAGCCGGAGTGTTTCTCGGGTCAAGCTGTAGAGGTAAAATTGGTCCGTAGATATCAGCCATTAATTCGTACCAAGGTCAATTGTTGTAAAATCTATATTATAAATAGCCTGTTGTGTAGGAAACACATTAAAATCGTCTGACAAGTTACTAAGCGCAGAAGACCCTAGATAGTTAAGATCTACGTTTTCGTACCCATCTGGATTTAGTAAACTTTCACCTAATAGAGAGACTAGAGGGTATCCTACGTACCCTTGAACTACTGATTTTTTAATAGAGGATCCTTCATTTTTATAGGCTACACCTTTGTAGTAATCTACAGGAGAGATTGTTCCATAAACCCTATCTACTCCCCTTGAGTCTTTTGTAGATACGCCTTGCACATCTAGCCTTACTAAATTGTCAGGAGGAGCACTTGTAATTTTTGTGTTTGGGTTATTAATAACCAGTACTAAAACACTAGAAACGTCCTCCCCAACGTACCCAAATTTTATAAATTCTTCTTCTATTTTAGAAGATAACGTTATTGAGTCTATTTCTAAATCCGAATTAGCATTAAACCTATATACAGTTTTTTCTACACTATCAGAAAAAATAGTACTAGGAGAAATAGAATATGTTGAGTATTCGTCTATGCTAGACAAAAATATTTCTAATAGCGTCGAAGAAAATGTACCAACGTCAGATGCGTATAAGTCGATAAAATCTGTTATAATCTCTTCAGAGTCGTACTCTGATTGAATTACAGACTTAAATACGTCTAAGACAAAGTTTTTTGTTCCTACAAAATCTAAGAAAACTTGAGAAGGTCTTTGGCTATCTATAGCCTTTGTCTTAGATCCTCTTTTTATCTGATCTGCTACTGTAGGAAAAAGAGAAGAAGACCCGTAGGCTACGGCCGCTAATCCTCCTGTTGTAGAGAAACTGTCAGTGAGAAAATTGCTTTTGGCCACATTTGAAATGTATCAATCTAATATAGCTTTAAACCGTGGAAAGCAGTTTAAAGGAAGTATAGACTAAGTACAATAGAATTGTAAATGAGTCAAGCATCTATTCAAATTCTGACCTCTAACATAACTGGAGAGGAGCCTTTCATCGGGGACCTGGATGAAGGGGAACTTTTTGCCAATAACGCAGACGGCAGAGTCTGGATGGGAGATTCTATTGGATCTCCTATAGAAATAGGCGGAGCTGTTAAAAACAGTCCTATGGGCTCATTACGCCTGGCTAATTATTTGTCAGTTGACGTAAGTAACGCCGAAAATCTGCCTATTTCAAATACTAATCCTTTACTCATACCTCAAGGATTTTATAGAGAAGCGAGAGTTTTAATTACTTTCCCGCAAGATCCCGTGTCAAGTGTAGTCTATTTTGATTACCCCGTAGACTGGGGCACCCGAGACTCCTGGATTTTAAGATCGACAGGAGTTACCTGGGGAGAAGGCCTAGTAGCATTCGACGAAGATGCAAATAATCCTATTGATGCTTATAGAGCAAAAGATAGACAAATGATGGTGGAGCTTAGCTCCTTTGGCCCTAATGATTCCTGGATGGGCAGATTACTCTGGATCAATAATATTTCATAATTTGAACTCCAATGCTTGACAAGATTACGTTCGTTAACGGAACAATCGTTACCAAGGAGTATCTCAATGAGGTACAAAACGGTACAGACTTCTCTGGCGCACCTGCCAGAGATAATTTCTATGCAGCAACAGACGCAGAAAAAGCTTCTTGGGGCATAGCTCAGAGAGACAAACTTAAAGACTACGAGATTGCTAATCCGCGCGAAGAAGGAGAAACAGCAATTGGTAGGCTAGCTCATGATGGAATTATCTTAGGGCATGGTGTAACTGACTTTACTGGCTGGTCAATTGCGGACGCAACTTTCACCGCTCCAGAGACTGTTCCTGTAAACATCGGCGACGATCAAACCATCACAGTTGACCTAAGTGGAACTCCTGAAAGTTATGCAGTTGTTGTAGAAGCCGGAAAGATTGTCCTTTCGACAGGCGCTATCCTTAAGTGGTTTAGACAGTTTGTAGGGTTGGTTAACACAAGTGGAGATAACTATCTCTATGTTTTAGAAGAAAGCGCAGACCCTGCTGAGCCTAAAATTGCAATTAGTAACGCGTTCCCTTCTGCGTCTTCAGTACCTCATATTCCTCTTGCAAAAGTTAGTGTTTCTAACGGTCAGATAAACGTAGATGGAGTAGTAGACTACCGCCCCAGTCTATATATAGGTGCACTTAACAACTACTCAACGGGTGTATTAAAAAATACTCCAATCCTTAGTGCATCCGAAACTATCAATTCTTGGGATAGAGCAATTCTTGATACCAGAAACGGATCAGTAATTGTCACTCTCCCTGCATCTCCTACAGATAGCGATAGAGTTGCTATTGTTGACTTAGAAGGTTCGTTTGATCGTTATCCTGTAGTCCTAAGACCTTCTGACGGCACAAAAATTAACAACTCTGTTGATGACTGGATCATTAACATCCGCGACTCTAACATCGAGCTGTTCTACAACGAATCAACCGCAGAGTGGAGATTTGAAGAAACCCCCGGATCTGAATGTAACCCTAGACTGGGTACCTTCATTAGTTGTGGCGGTAGAGAATTTCTCGGAGTTAGAGAGGCAGGTGAATGCCCTGATGGCCAGGCTGTTCCTGGCGAGTATCCAAACCCTTCAGAAGGAGTATATCGTTTTGAAGCAGCTACTACAAAGTGCTATAAAGAAGTTAACACAACTGTCGCAATTTATTCAGACGGTGAAGGAGGCCTAATCAAGGTATTTGGTGCAGACAAATGTAAAAAAGTCGGTGCGGGCGGAACGTCTGCTGGGTCTGAAATTGCAAAAAATATAATTTACGTTGACCCTGCCGTGGGCGACGATAGAGTAATTAATAGTGGAACAGACTCAAATAGACCTTTTAGAACTCTTGAAAGAGCAATTTTAGAGGCCGCGAGAGGAAGCAGAAGAACCGAGGGCCTTGATGCTTACGACACCACTGTTATTGAACTAGCACCCGGCGATCACTACATTGATAACTTTCCTGGATTAAATGCAGTTGGCGCAATTTCTTCAGGAGATTCGTACATTAAGCAGGTAACAACTGGCGCTACTTGCTTAAAAGACTGGACAAAAGAATCTCCTTATATCTCTATAACGACAAACAATAACGCTGCAACTCAGCCTCCCGTTGCTTTTTCTTTAGGAAGATCTCTATATACGGCCTCTGGAGCTGTTGGCACTATATACAAAATAGAGAAAGAAAGCATTAACTCTGTTGAGTGGAAAATCTATCTACAATACGTAAATGGATCTTTCTCTCTAGGCGACGAAATCTTTATTAATAGACTTTCTGATGTCAACCCCTCGTCAGGTGGACTAATCGTCCCTAGAGGTATTTCTATCAATGGCGTTGACTTAAGAAAAGTTCGTGTCCGTCCGATGTACGTTCCGGCTTTAACACCAGGGCAAAATACCGCACAAGATAAAAGAACTTATATATTCAAAGTAACGGGTGGTACTTATATATCCCTGCTTACTTTTACAGACAATCAGCAAATACCCAGGACTCACAACACAGTCACTTGCGTCGGATACGCTTCTGAAGAAGAAATTAAAGGATCTCCTGCTGAAACTTCTTTCTACACTAAGATCTTTTCATTATTTTCTGGCATTGATGGCTGGGGATCTCAAGATGGCATAAGCGAGGTAGGCGCGGAAACTACAATCGTTGCCCCTCTTGCAGCAAGTAAAGAAGATAGGTCTCAAGATACTGAGCAAAACGTAACAGGGGTCAAAACTCCTGATATTAATGCCACAGTCCCAGAGTATCCCGGTGGCATTGCTCTTTCTACAATAGACGGAGGAGCGGCAAGTACCTACAAACTTCCAGACGTTAACTCTACAAGATCGTCTTCCCCGTACGTATTTAATTGCTCTGTTAGATCCATATTTGGTCTTAACGGAATGTGGGTAGATGGCTCTAGAGTCTCCGGCTTTAAGTCGATGGTGGCGGCAAACTATACGCAGGTTTCGCTACAAACCGACCCTAATTGCTTTGAAACTCCTACGGTAGAATACTATAACGACCCTCCTACTAACAAGCAAACTGGCTCAGGTAAGAGATACAGAGGAAGCACTGCTGATCCTTTCAAGTACCGCCACTGGGGCTTTAGATCAAGCAGCGACGCTCAAGTTCAGTTAGTTTCTTGCTTTGTTATCGGTAACGCAGATCATTTCATTTCAGAGTCCGGTTCTGACTTATCTATTACGAACTCTTGTTCTGACTTTGGAGATATCTCGCTAAGAGCGCTGGGATACAAACCAGAAGCCTTCTCTCAAGATAAGGGCGTCCCCTCCGGTACATACGGCGGAACTAGAATTACTCAGATAATCCCGCCTCTGCCTCTTTCTTACTCTCCTCTTGCTGACGGAAGTAAAGCAACATTAACAGATACATCTATTAACACGGGATTAGTCTTAGACTATCAAAAAACTCTAGATTATGTCGTCGCAGCAAAAACTAGTAGTAATAACGCACCAAGTGTAATTAGAATCTATGTAAAAAATTCTAATAACGCTTCACCATTTACATTAAAGAACGCCCCTAAGGCAAACGACGTTGCTTTTGGTCAGTTCTCTTACACAAAAAAGACAGAGAACGGGGAGTATATTTTAGCAGGTGGCAAGAAAAGAACAAACAGGCAGAGAATCTATATATCTGGTTTCGACGAAACAGGTACTTCTATTCAGTACACCGGAAACATCCAAGTTGTCGAGGAAGGCAACTCTGGGTACCAAGAACTAGATGACAGATCTAAAATCTTTATCTGGGACACCTCAAAGTCCGCGTGGTACATCTCGGTTAAGACCTCAGGGATTACAGAAGAGACATATAATAAAAACGCAGAAAATAAAGGAGATCTTGATGGCGACGGCTTCTTGCTTAAGAGATTCAACCACGCGTTTAGATTTAAATTAAATCCTGATAGTGGTAGTAATGCCACTTATGCGAACGTAGACTTTATATTTGATAAAGCGCCGGTCAAGCTCATAAGAGGAGTTGATGGCAGAACAGACCGCCAAAGGGTTTACAAAGTCTTATTAGAAGGATTTAATAGAGACTTCGGCTTAAGAAAGCCTCAGAGTTACTATATTCTAGAAAAGCAAGTTGGACCTTTCTTGAACAGCGGAACAGAGCTAACATCCGATCCTCTCACAGTAACTCAAGTAATTTCTTATAAAGACTTTTATAATGTAGAGGAGTCCGAATCTACTAAAGGAAAATATATTTCCTACCTAACTCAGTCTTCTGTTGCCAGAGACGTGTTTACCGGAGACTTTGTCCCCACACGAGACGCTGACGAGCCAGAAGCTACCGAAGATCCTGCAAACTCAATCACTCGTACGGCTCTGGTCAAGATGAACAATCGCCCTGGAGTAACTTATGCTATTGACTCAATTGGTCCAGGCGTAAATCCGATTAACATCTTGGTTGATAGCAATTCAACCGTACCCGGTTTCCTAGTTGGTTTGCATAGACCTTCTGTTATTAGATCTTCTGGCCACACTTGGGAGTGGACAGGATACCTTAATTACGACACTGCTTTCCCTAAATTCCAAGGCGATCCGCTAGAGCAAGACTTTGCTCTTGGTAAGACAATCGTAGAAGAAACCGGTGGTAGGGTTTATGCTACAGGTATGAACGAAGAAGGTAATTACTACTTAGGCACAACTGTATTCGACCTTCGCTCCGGTGAGCAATTCTCCATCCCTCTAAAGGCAGAAAATGAAGTTGGAAATATATCTAACCAAGTACTTGCTAACGTAATTGTTAAGAACACTCTGTTAATGCAAGATGAGTCTTCGCTGGTGTTTGGAAACGGGACCTCAATTCTGTTTGGAGCAGACACAGAACTAAAAGGAACAACTGCAGGTGTACTAAACGCAGAAAACGCTGGAAGCCTCTCTGTATATGCAACTGAGTCCACAGCAGGATTTGTTCAACTTGCGTCTGAAGATACAATTAGAGGAGCCTTTAATGAGGGTAGTATAGGTATCGCAGATAAGGTTGCAGTTACAGCAGCAAACCTTGCAACAGAACTACAATTTAGAGAGAGTTCAGCATTGCAAGCCGGAACAGGGGTCTCAATTATTACTTCTGCTGAAGGCATAGAAAGGCCCGGTGGCGATCCAAACGACGATTCTGATAATTTCTTTCCTCAGATCGTTTCTATTGGCCAAGATGTATCAACATCTGCAGATGTTAATTTTGCTTCCGTAAAAGCTACTGGGGACGTTATTGCTTATTATGTTGCAGGGTCATCTGACGCTAGACTAAAGAACAATGTTATTTCCTTGGATGGATCTCTGAGCAAAGTAGAGTCTTTACGTGGGGTATCTTTTGAATATAAGCAATATCCTGGAGTACCTAGGATCGGATTTATTGCCCAAGAGGTCAAAGAAGTTATACCAGAGGTTGTAAAAGCTGATAAAGACACAGACATGCTTTCTGTAGCTTATCAAGATTTAGTACCGGTGTTAGTCGAGGCTATTAAAGAGCTCTCTGACAGAGTTAAAAAACTAGAGCAAGGCTGAGGAGGAAATAAACTATGGGCAGCGCCACTATAACCCACGTATTCAACGACATTACCAACGCCAGGATCTCTGGTCCAAGCTCAAGCTCCACAGAAGTTGGTGTACAAGCATTAAACTTAGGGGCCACTGGAGGCGGAAATGGTCGTAGTGAAAAACATTATAGGCTTACTTTTAATATCCCCAACGTACCTATAACCGCTGCCAACGTCAACAAAGTTTCATTTAGCACAGGAGGCGCGACAGCATCTAACCCCCCGTCTGGAGTGGCTCCTGAGGGCAGCACGACCAGCGGACTTTCTTTCAGTAGCTACCACGAATTAGACGGTGACAATAAGGTACGCGTTTGGTTTTCTAACGGTGGTAGTAATAGCTTTGTAAGGTCTATAACTGTGAACTACCCTAGCAATTCTGGTGATACACCTGGTGAACTCGATTGTGTTAATGGGCCTTGGATTCCTGCGCTCCCTCCCGCCGGATGCCCTTCTCTCCCTTCCTCTGGGTCTGGTGGGTCTGGTGCGTTGTTATTAACTCGGAATGGATCTAATGGCGTTACAGTAAACTTAGAAAATTATCCAAACAAACTTGTTACCCTGGAGCTTGTGGGCGATTTTGGTGGGTCATCTTGGTCGAACTCTTGTGAAGTTGTCGCCCCTAACTCTTCTGATATACTTGTTGGTGGCTCACCCGTTGGTGGTAGTCCTTACTCAAAGGCAAATCTTACACAAACTAGCAGTTTTAACGCAAAAATATATAATATAGATGGGGGAAGTAGTTTTACAGTAGAGAGCAGCTCAACAGACGGAATTCGGCCTGAAAGACTAATAAGTGAAGAAGTTTGCACCACATCTGCTCCAGACGCCGACGGTAACACAGTCACTTCATGCGTTTGCGTAGAGCGCACTGAATACTATTCCCCCTGGCTTCCTTGCACTAAGGGGGTACAAATTGGTACGTCTAGTGGCAGCACAGTGACTTGGGGATACACTGACGGCAACGGAGGGTCGACTCCAGCCCAGTCGTTTACACTTAGAGTCTTAAGTACTAAGGACGTTTTGCCATTTACAGGCCCAGTAGGTATGGAAGACGTACAAAACTATTGTTGGGTTACTCCATCAGACGACGCTTACCTAGACTTGGCGTTAGATGATAACGGCGAACCAGGCCATTCTGCCGGCGATTACTACAGGCACCCTAACAAAGAAAGATTTAGGAGCCCGTCAGAACAAGCCTCCAGAACAAACATTAACGCAGGTGGTATAATATACCAGGAGTTTAGAGGAGTGGCAGGAGCCGAACCACCTTCTTAGTAGTTAAATAGAAAATGAAATTAACTTTAAAATCATCTAGTGGCAAGAAAGCAAGAGCTCCTAGATGGTGGCAAAACGCAGTATCTAAATTACCTAAGGTTTCTTTGCCCTTCATTGGGCCTAAAGTTTGGAATAAAAAACTCGCTTATAAGTGGGTAAACTCAGTGCCAGATAAATGCCCGTTCGAGAGACAGCTTTGGCTAGGAGAAACCCTTTTGCTTTATATACCGCCTTTATGCCCGTTTAATCCTGTGTCAGAGCAGCTCTATAGAATAAAGCTAGAAGCTAAGACTTACCTCTACAACCTAGAGAAGTAGGTTAAAGAGAGATGTGGGGTTGACATGACGTCTTTCCCATGATATAATAATTAAGTGAGCTAAGAGAGATCTTACTCCAAAGGACCTATTACTAAAAGGATAAAACATGTCTTTTCAAATCAACACGATTGATATTTCTACTAACGCGCCTTCTCTAGCACCGCTTGCAGGCCGTGAGTATACCAGTGAGTACACTTCTCTACCTAACGCCAACCTTCCAAAGGTGATGCGTAAAGACCTCGATACTGTCTTCCAGTACCTAACCAAAGAAGAGCTTCCTCTCGATGAGAATACCTTCTTGATTAAGTCTCGTGATAGCATCTACTTCCGTCTCTTTGGCCCAGTCCTTAAAGTCGGCACTGAGGGCGTAGAAGATACTAAGGACGGAGAGCTCTACATCCAGTGGGGTCCCCGATACATCCCCGTTAGCCTTGGCAAAGATGGCTTTAAAACCACCGATGGCCGAGAGATTGAAGCCGAGTTTGGGTCGTATAACTTCTCAGGCCGCGGCGAAGACGCAGCGCTCTTCATGGCAGTAGACGTAGAAGGTGGTCAAACTGTCCTTCCAGTTGCTGTTCGTTTCACAGACTGGGAAAACCCTCTTGAGCCTAAAGCAATGAACGCTTTGGCTAAGAAGAAGCCTGCTGATATTGTCGGCTTGCTTCAGAAGATCACCGCTAAGGGTAGTGGAAACGGAACTCGAATCGAGCCAACCGATGAAATCGACTTCCGTGAACTTGAGATCAATACACCTTATGAGGTAATTGGATATTACCCATGTAAGACTTCTTATGGCTTAACCTATCGCATCTTGATCAATAACTGCCCTGAAGAGGGTAAGATTGCAGGAGCCTGGGCTCATAGCTCTATCCGTCCTCTCCTTGCTACTAAGCCTGAAATCAATCAGGAAAAAGCTGCTACGCTAACCCTTCGTAGCAAAGAAGAAATGGACAATGGACGCATTCGCATCCGCTCCACTCTTCTCTTGGCTCAGCAAGAAACGTCTGAAGAAGATCTTAACTTAGATTTCTGATATAGATATAAAAACTTAATAGTTCTATCTCCCTGTGACTACAATCACGGGGATTTTTTTGTTTAAAGGAAAGTTACCGCACAAAATAAAACATGGAAGAAAAAGAGCTAATAGTCCCTGAGGGCTGGAGTGCTTACTCTGAAGAAAATGCCGGGATGGTAGACCCAGGACCACAAACAGGTGAGGATGAGTATCATTCTCAGTATGTAGATCCTGACGGCAAATACGGAGCAGCCAAGTCCGACAAGCCCGATGTCAGTTCTTATGGTGGCTAATAGCTGTGTACACTTTGTCTAGGCCATGATAGAATAGCTTTATCTACAGGCCACTGATGCCGGAAAACATCCTTTTAATCTCAGACATCCATTCACGAGATGATGCTCTCCCCCGGCTCATAGACAACCTCTCTGCCCAACTCAACAACAAAGCCCACCTTGTTTTTCTAGGGGACTTAAATGATTGCAGAGATAAATCCTATCAAGACAAGTGCAGCTTTCAGAAGATCTACACCTTAGTTCGTCAGTTATGCGACGAAGGCTACGCCACCCTAGTCCATTCAAATCATTCACAAAATCTTTGTGACCACTATATTGGCCGAAGAAAAGTAAGAAAGAACATAATGGGGTTCAAGCACACCTTAGCAGAGCTAGACAAACTAGAAGATACATACAGAGAAGATATGATAGAGTGGCTGGATACCAGACCTCTCGGAGTAAGTTATACCCTAAATAACGGAAAGCATTACCATATTGCCCACGCGTACCATGACCGAAATTTAGATTACACTAACTCTTCTTTATTATCTCTTGACGAAGTTAATCGTACCCTAAGAGGGATTAAAACTAGCTGGCTTTACCAAGGTAAAAAATATAGCAAACACATCGGCTTCTGGCGTAATCCCAAGAAACGAGGAGCAGTTGATAACCATGTTTTATGTGCAGGACATTGGGAACAAGTGATTGTTACTGATAATTGTGTAGTTAATGACCCTGGTGGCCATGAAACTAACGGAAGGATCGGAGTCTACAACGCTTTACAAAATGATATTACTATTTACGAAAACAAATGACGAGTATACTAGAACATGACCCTATGCTATTCAAGAAGGACGGAGGCTTTGACTTCCCAGAGTTCTACGAATATTATGAGAAAGCAGTAGCCAGCGTCTGGCGCCACCAAGAAGTGGCCATGGAGTCCGATCTTCGCGATTGGCAGTTCAACTCAACTCCAGAGGAACGCAATGTTATCGCCGGGATTCTCAAAGGGTTTGTTAGTGCAGAGTTAGGCATCGGTTGCTACTGGGCTGATAAAGTATGCTCTATTTTTCCTAAGCCAGAGATCCAATCCATGGCCCGTGCGTTTAGTTTCTTTGAGACGATCCACGCCGGAGCCTATTCTTACCTCAACGATATCTTAGGCCTCGACGAGTATGATGAGTTCATCAATGATGAAATCGCTCGGAGAAAGGTCGAGACATTCTTTAGTTCCTACTCCGATAAGGTCTCCCTAGGAGTGTTTTCCGGTGCAGGAGAAGGAGTAAGTCTATTTAGCTCTTTTTCGGTACTCTTAAGCTTTAATAAGGATGGCAGGTACAAGGGTTTGAGCCAGATCATTTCATGGAGCGCCATCGATGAACAGATTCACTCAGAAGCTGGGTGTAAGCTGTTCAGACATCTCGTGGAAGAGACCGGGTTGTCCGCCGAGGAAGAAGCGGCGGTTTATGAGGGTTTTAGATTAGTGGTTGACAATGAAGAAGCCTTCATAGATAATATCTTTAATGGTTATAAGCTGACCACAATTGACGCCCAAGAGTTGAAGGCTTACATAAGGAATCGTGCAAACGAACGCCTTCTTCAACTCGGCCTTGATCAAATTTTTAAATTGTCTACTGACGAGCTATCTAAAGCAAAGTCTATAGCCTCGTGGTTTGATCCTACAATTCGTGGTGCTAGTAGCCATGACTTCTTTGCTCAGTCTAAAGATGGATCAAACTACACAGCTAAAGTCTCTCAAGATTTTATGTCAGTAGATTTATCTTCTTTAGAACTCGCAATACCATGATTAAAGAACCTATCTTTGAACCAAAGCTTCAGAAATGGATCGTAGATTGCGGCGACCACGTCCATTACTTCGGTGATGGCGAAACTGCCGACGACTTTTATTTACTTAATAACGCTAGACAAAATGAGACCAAGAACCCCCGAAGTTAACCAGAAGGTTATGCAGCAAGCTACTGGAAGTTTGTATTTAATTACTGACCCCCGAGCTGACATTTATATCAAACAATCTAAAGAACAAAATGAGCAACTACAACGTACCAGAGGGATGGTCTGACTTTGCTGAAGAATGGAAACAATGGAAAAAGTCTCCATATTATGTCAGCAACAAGGGTAGGGTTAAGAGAGACGGAGAAGTTCGTGCTTTGCGCGATGACGACCGCGGCCACTACAGAGTCAACTTAACCTACGATGGTAAAAGAGAAGAGCCTAAGGTCCATCAGATGGTCATGGATCTCTTCGGCCCTTCTAAGCCTTCTGGCAGCCCTGTCATCATGCATAAGAACAATAACGGGCAAGACAACAAGATCTCTAACCTCAAATGGGGTACTAGACAAGAGAACACTCAAGATGCCTACGATGACGGCCTCATTGACAAATAATCAATCTATCGATTAAAGATAGAAAAATTTTGATATAATAGACTAACAAGCCACTTTAAATATGACGCTACAGGTTCCTGAATGGATGAGCCAGGAAGCCGTTGATACATTGTCACGCGGTTATCTTTGGCAGGCAGAAACCCCACGAGGTATGTGGGAGAGGGTGGCTAATAACGCCGCCCGCATTTTAAAAAGAGATGACATCGGAGCAGATTTATTTGAAGCTCTATGGAACGGGTATATTGGCCTTGCGACTCCAGTAGCTGCTAACTTTGGAGTGCCACGAGGTCTTCCAATCTCCTGCTATTCTGTCCATCTATCTGATTCTGTGCAGTCTATCTACTCTCATTTGAAAGAGGTGGCGGCCTTGTCTAAGAATGGTGGCGGGGTAGGAGTTTACTTCGGAGACATCCGTCCGGCCGGAGCTCCTATCACTGCCGGAGGTAAGAGCACCGGGACCGTACCTTGGGCCCAGCAGTATGACCTTGCTGCCAGTGTCGTAAGCCAAGGTGGAGTTAGGAGGGGTAGCTTTGCTATCTACATCCCGATCACCCACCCCGACTTACCTGAACTCCTTCGTTCTAAAGATCATTCTCAGGGCGACCCTCGTAAGTTCATTGACAGCAACTTAGCAGTGACAGTAGATGATGAGTTTATCAACTCTATGCTTGCTGGTGATTTAGATAAGCAGAAGCTATTTGGCGAGGTGATGAAGATCCGCATGGTTAGTGGGTCACCTTATATAGTATATATTGACAATGCTAATAGACAAAACCCAGAGTGCTATGACCAACGAGGGCTGAAAGTCTCTACCTCTAATCTCTGTTCCGAGATCTTCTTACATACTGACGAGAGCCACTCTTTTGTCTGTGTACTTAGCTCTCTCAACCTAGCAAGATATGAGCAATGGAAAGATTGGAAAGCTCCTAATACAGGTAAGACTGTGCCGGAACTCGTAACCTACCTACTTGACGCCGTTGTGGAGGAGTTTTGCCATAAAGCCGATCGCTTGCCATCTATGGGACGAAGTGTACGTTTTGCCAGGAAATCAAGGGCGCTAGGCATCGGTACAATGGGACTTCATGCCCTCTATCAGTCAAAAGGATATGCTTTTGAATCTAAAGAAGCCAGGGAGCTGAATATCGAGTGTCATAAGTTTATTAAGGATAACGCAGAGAAAGCTTCTAGGCAGATGGCCAAGGAGTACGGTGAGCCTGAATGGTGCAAAGGCAACGGGATGCGGCACACTCATTTGATCGCTATAGCGCCGACTAGGTCTAATTCTGTGATCAGTGGCGCGATCTCGCAGGGTATTGAGCCGATTGATGCAAATTACTACGTAGCAAAGCAGGCTAAAGGTACGTTTATTAGGAAGAATCCTTATCTTGTGTCCCTTCTGGACGATATCAGTAGAAACACAGATGAAGTGTGGGAAAGCATCCTAGAGATGAGGGGATCAGTTCAGCATCTTAAGTTCTTGACTACAGACCAAAAGAAAGTATTCAGGACTGCAAGAGAGATCGATCAATTTGAGCTTATCAAACAAGCAGCAGAGCGACAACCATTTGTTTGCCAAGGGCAATCTCTCAACTTATTTGTGGATCCTGAGGCCGACCCCGGATATATCTTCAAGCTCCATCTTAGCGCCTGGAAGAGTGGGCTAAAGAGTTTATATTATTTAAAGAGCTCTTCTATTCTTGTTAAGAAGAAGGCGCCTAAAGTTGCAGAACAAAGAGCAAAAATAATTACAAAGGATGACTGCCCTTACTGTGTAAGAGCAAAAGCACTTTTCTCGAAAAATGGAATTTCCTATCAAGAAGTCGATAGAAAAAATGTTGAGGACTTTCCTTACAAGACTGTTCCGCAAATATGGCTTGATGGGGATTACGTTGGCGGGTATAACGAGCTCGTTGAAAAGCTTGAAGGGGTCGCTGAACCAGAGTACAAAGAATGCGCGGCTTGTGAGGGATAGAAAATATAATCAAATGGGGTCTGTACAAACCTCTTTTTTATGATATAATATCCTGAGAGACTTTCTAAAAGGCTATGTTTGACTACGTTGAGTTCATTAATGAAGGGTACCTCCACCAACAAAAATATGCTAAGGCCGCAGGTCAACCCGGTCCTTTTGACTATATGGATAAGGAAGTGCGATACGCAAAGGTCATTGAGTACCTAAGCCATCTCATTGAAGAAACCATCGAGGCCCGTGTCTATGTTCCCCGGCGTAGCTGGAAGAACAACGAGCCCTCCTACATGGACAACAAAGAACTCCGAGAGGAGTTTGTAGCAGAAATGTTTGACATTCTTCTCTTCCATCGAGCTGCTCTTGCATATGCAGGGATCGACGGCAATGAGTTTGTAGAAATCGCAGAGAAAAAGATGAACTACAACTCTAAAAGGAAAGACCATAACGTAAATGGTACTGAATCTGCATCTCAAAACCCGGCTGAAGAGCTCCAAGGCAACTGCGCTTCGGCAGACTTTAGTAAAGATGAAAAAAACTGATAACAGTAACGAAACAGAGTACAGAGCATTTGGTCCAACCAAGTGCCACTACTGCGACGGCAGAGGATTTCAAATAATCCAATGCACAACTTTAGAAGGAAAGATACTGCCCAACTTGGTAGAAGACTGCGAACGGTGTAATGAAACAGGCGTACTTAACCGAGATTAATAAATTAGCTAAAGAACAAATTCTCGTTCTTAACGCCTCATACGAGCCAATAAATATTACTTCTTGGAAAAGAGCATTTGTTCTCTTGCTCAAAGAGAAAGCTTTGGTTATTAGCCAGAAAGTCATTCGCCTAGTTAATTTCATTAAAATTCCTTTTAACAAGATGATGAGGGCCAAGCCAAGCAGAAGCTCCATTTACACAAGAGATAGCAACAAATGTCAATATTGTGGCTCTGCTAAAAGACTCACAATAGACCACGTTGTTCCTAAATCAAAAGGAGGGACAGACGACTGGGATAACCTAGTTGTTGCATGCTCCTCCTGTAATACAAAGAAGAGTAATAAACTGCTAGAGCAGAGCGGGCTAAAGCTAATTAAAAAACCGGCAAGGCCAAGAACGTATCTAGACCTTACTATTTTTCAAACTAAGTGCGAAGAATGGAAAGAATATTGCTTTATAGTTTAAATACAAATATAGAGGAAGTGTAAAACTTACTACGCTTCTTCCGTTCATCTCACTTTGTGAGACGCAAGTAAGTCGCGCAACGGAACGTTGATCCCATGGTAGAATTTTTATTATATTCATCACTCACATGCGCTCAAGCCGACGCAATTATGCTAAGGATGAAAGCAAACGAGAATATCTCCGCCGCTTTTAAAATTGAGTTAGTAGAAACCGTAAAGGAATCTGTACCTGAGTGTTATTGGGACGCAAACGACTGAAGGAACGGGGCCTAAAAATCCAACTACTTCAGGAGTACCACAATGAACACACTCGACATCATCAAGAAGCAGATCAACAAAGCATCTGCACTTCACGACGCACAGATCGCTCACACCGCATACCGCGGAGTAGAGTACGAACTATGCGGCAAGGCCGAAGAAACCCATGGCACATTCTGCTATAGAGGTCGTACTTACAGCCGATGATAACTAAGGGCCTAACGGCCCTTTTTTTATACGCCCCAGATAGGCTCCATTGTTTTCTTAGAGACTACGTTAGATTGACGCAAGATCTTTGGAGTACCATCGTCCTTGAGCTCAGGCTCGATCCAATCACGGTTGCCATCGAGAGCCGCTGCGATTTCACTAATCCAGTC